AGTTGTTGATAGTAGTCAGAAGGGACGCCAGTACAAGAGGTCAAGAACAAGCACCATGACCGCTAACAAAAGTATTACCCTCTCCAACTTTTCCCATGGTGTCATCATGACTCGTCCTCCTCGTCAGCTTTAAGTGTGTCAATCCAAGCACCGATCTGCTCTCCAGTGTGGTACATGAGTATCCAATCGGCTAACTCATGCACAGGGTTCTGCAAAATGCAGTCGTACAACATCTCTAATGCTTTCTTGCCGAAGCGTGCTTGTATTTCTTCTGGTGTCATTTCTCTTCTCCTTTATCTTCTGCTTCACGTTCTTTTCTGTACCACCATAACCATGTGGTCTCATCCTTATCTTCTAAGGCTTCAAACAAAGCCCATTGCACGTTACGTGCTAAATCTTCTAGTTGGTCATGGCGTAGCACTTGGAAATCTTCGTCCTCATTTCGGCTTGCCAGTGCATCAGCCCACACCTTGTCCCAACCCTTATCCCAATCGGTCATGTCATACCAACCAAGATACCCATGCACATCTTCGCCAGTCCCAATCAAATAGAACCGCACCATGCCGTTCTTATGCGGGACTCCATGTTCTTTAGTCATCCAATTTTTACTCATTTAAATGTCTCCTTGATATATTGTTCAGCTTCGCGTTTGGTATCGAACCCTCGATACTCGCCCTCCTCATCTATCCATTCGCCCGAGAAGTTCTTGCCGAAGATGACCCAGATGTCACCCACCCTCTCAGGTTCCCAACAGTTGCGATCGTTGAACCCTTCCATGTACAACTCATGCACGATCTTCTTGCAGGTTGTGTCGTCCTCACCCGTGAGCCTCTCTAACTCAGCGGGGTGATTTTCCTCAAGCAGTTCAGCTATCTTCTCTTTGAGCTTGTCGTGTTGCTCTGCTTGATAGGCTCGCTCATCTATCGAGCGTTGGTGTTCGGCCAGTAGGCCATCGTAGTAGCTATCTAATCCGTTCATACATACTCCCATGATGTTTCAGTTACACAATCAACAGTCCAGTCACCCCCGCCCGTAGGCTCGAAGTCACTGCCGTCCATGGCTACAGCTAACGCTCGTGCCTCCTCCTCGCTCTCTGCCTCGACGATGGCGTCACACCATACGACATAGCTTGCTTGTATGTAATAGCGTTTCATTTCATTTCTCCTTGTGGTACTGGGTAAAGATAGTCTTGCCGTGGTAGTAGTGCGGTGTTATCCAGTCACCGCCCCACTTATCTGCTTCGTCTTCAATATCGTCTTCCTCGACAAACCCCGCGTGTCTGACCGAGTGAACTACCGACTCGTCATCGGTAAAAAAGATGTCACCAAAAATTACAAACAGTTTCATTTACTTTCTCCTTTTAAATACGGGTCACAGTGACCCGCTTATGCTTCACAATGAATCGCATCGAACAGTGTGCAGAGCACTGTCGATGAGTCGTAGGTGTGAGCCATTGTGATGGCTTCTTGTAGTAATTCTGTGGTGAGTAGCCTGCGGTTGAGGAACCGCACAGCAATCAGTGGATCTTCAGGGTATACCGCCTCGCTGATAAGCTCAAGCAAGAAGTCATAGCGTTCATCAAGCGCATCGTCAATGGCGTCAAGCAAGTCCTCTGTCTCCCAGTAGTCATCGTCTTGCCAGTGGCCAAAGTATTTGCTATCGACTTGGTTGTTGTGGTCGTACGCCTTGCTGTCGTATTTAGTCCACCACCCCGTCATACCCATGTCGTACTTGGTTTCCTTGTACTCAGGCACAGTCGGGTCACGATCAGTAGGCAGCTTGTCCCATTGAACCTGGAGGACGGCCTGAGACAGTAGCTCGTAGTGGTGGATGTTGAGACACTCTTGCTGACTGTGCTCATGGTCATATCCTACACTGATGTTTGTACACTCGGGGATGATGTCGATGAACTCAGCGGTATCCGTATACACACCCGTGTCGTCAGGGGTATACATCAGGTTCTCATCGTGCAAGTTAAGCGCATCGGCCAGTGCTTGACAGAAAGTATCAGACGCACAACGACTCCAGCCCTGATGACTGATGACGTTATCTGTACCCCGTCTGTCGAACGCTATGGCTCTGTCGAACTGAGCAAGCAAGGGCGCATGATTCTTCTCCAAGAACTTAGCACCGATACCACCGCACTCCTCGCCTTGGCTGAAGATGTAGTAGCCCTTGACCCCACTGTGCATCATGTGCATGAGCAGAGCAACGCCTGCACCATCGTCAGCACCAAGCGGTGCGCCATCGGCATACCACATACCCGCAGTCTTCCTGATCTTGTTAGCACCTACCTCGCGGTGTACTGTGTCAACGTGAGCAATGAACAGGGTACGGCTACCTGCTATGCGGTTGTCGATGTGAAGATTACCTGCACCATCCACAGATGTGAACGACTTGAGTTCTGCGGGTAGCGTATTGAATAGCCACTCAGTGAAGTCAGACACAGCGACAGTATTGTGAGGACGCTTGGCAGACAACGCCCGAGCTAGGGTTTTGTGTAGTATTGATTTCTTGTTCATGTTCATTCTCCTTGTGTTTCTAAGTATTTGTTTGCGATCTCGTTGGCTTGTGCCATGAGGTCAGTGCAAAGTATTTCACGCACCATTCTGTTGAAGCCTGCTCTGTCTTGGCTATTGATGAACTCAGTGGTGTATCTGCGCTCAGCGCGTAGCTTGCGGTCATCGAGTGTGTAGGTCAGGCTGATAATTACATCGCCCATACCAATCGAGTAGTCCCATAGCATATGCACATTCCACAGCATATCCATGGTCAGCATGGTGGGCATACCCTCGTCCTCATCAATGCGCTTGGGTGCATTGTCTTTGTGATAGCGCACACCCTCGATCTCAACCCAATCGGCACAGTCATCGGTGTACCAGTTGCACGACTGCTCGCATTGCCAGCCGTCCTCGGTCAAGCCGTACTCATCGGTGTCCTCGAACCGACACACACGCTCATCGTCTATCAGATACCAGTCACCATTGATCTCAACGGCCTCATCCATCGGGGCGTACTCACCGCACTCAAGCTCAATGATCTCGTTGTCAGCAAGATAGTCCTCATCGTAGTGCTCGCTTTGAGAGTCGACATACACCACGTTGTCGTTGTGTACATAGTACTGATTGCCTCGTCTGCCGTACACATAGGTGTAGTGGTTGTTAAGGCACGACTCACAGACACGAGTGTCCTCACCGCGTCCGATCCAGTACCCGTCATCGTCAGAGGTGCGGTCGCCACAGTCCTCACAGTCAAAGGAGTTCTCGTCCTCCTCATCATTGGTAGCATACCCGCCAGTGTTCTCGCATATCCAGTCACCATCCGAGTCGATCTCAAGCCAGCGCTCATGCTCGTTGACCTCAACGTGACGCTCACCGCCATCGAGGTAGGGTGCAAGGAAGTTGTCTCGTGCAGGATGGTACGCCAGCTTCTCACCCTCACGCCAGTAACCCTCCTTGGTATAGCCCTGTTCCTTGAGCCACGTATCCATGCCGTCATCTGTCTGACTGTAGCTGGACTCGTTGGATGGGCGCAGGTAACTGCGAACGAAATACTTGACGCCATCATCGGGGCTGGTCATACACAGCGCACGACCCATCGTGGTATCACCCTCGATGCGAACCGCCATGTGCCAGCCATACTTGGGATCGTATGCCTCGTAGGGGTGACGGGTCACGCCATCATCGCACTTGATACCATGATCCTCGCCCCATACCATGCACGACTTCGGCCCACGATGTAGGTGGTAGATCATCTCGGCGGTAGTGTGTACGAGTTGGAACCGAGCCGCTGATCCGTAGCGTGAGACAAGATCACGGATGGTGTGATCGGGTAGGTCGAAGTGTCTGTTGAGATACTTGCCCACCGATGTGACAGTCTGAATGTCACGCCTACCCTTGTCCTCGTTCTGTGTGTAAGCGATCTTGGACTTGTCACCTTGGGATACATGAGGCCACTCAAGCAGCATCTGATGCCAGTCACGGGGACGAGCGATCAGAACAGCGGCACGAATAACCTCGTGCATCTTGTAGCGTTGTATCTCGCGGTTGATCCAGCGTCTTGCCTCACGCTTCTCGTCAATAGCGATGCAAGTCTCGGTGTCGCGGGCTTGATGCCACTCCACCATCAGGTCGTGATCTACGATGCGGATAGACTGCTCCGCAAGATCAATGGTTTGTAGCATCTGTATGCCGTCATAAGTTGTGTCAGTGTGTGACATCTTGCTTTCTCCTTAAGTTTCAAGTGCCGAGGGAACCGCCTCGGCTTCGGTTTCGGGTCACTGTGACCCTATTTCGTTTCGGGATACATCCCGTGCCACGTTGGGGGAACGAAGTCGTTGGGCTTCAACTCATCCATCCACCTCAATGCTTGCTTAATCTTGCGCACTGTTTGTAAGTGCTTGTCTGTTGGTTCTATCTCATACGCCTGCTGTGCGTTGATAAGCTCGTTCTCTGTTCTCAGTTTTAATCTCTCAAGCTGGGCCGACTTAGCCTTACTCTCTTGAGGTGGCCTGCTTGTGCGTTGAAAAGGTAGCTTGCGTTTCATGCGCGGTGATGTAGGGATGAGGCCAAACAAGTCGCTCACCTCTTGACGCTGTGCTCGTGGAACCCAGTCAGTCCAATGCGCTCCGTTGTTAGGTATGGCTCGGGGATTCTTGCGTTGAACCCATGCCGAGAACTGCGATGGCGTCATCCGATGGCCAAGCTCAGGCTCAACGATGTCCCCGTTGTCGTTCACGTAGGTAGTCATGTAATTAGTTTTAATCTTATGCTCAAGGCGTTGCATCACCTCGATGTATCTGTCGAACGCCTCGTCACGTTCGGGTGTTGGGTTGGTGCTTTTGTACTTGCGACCCACGATGGCGTTGGCCAACTCGTACTTCAGGTCACGCAGTAACGCTTTCCAAAGCGCATCGAACTGCTTGTTGCGTAGCTTGCTTGACTTCATTTCCGATTTCTTTTTGAGCAATAACTCCATGCGTTCAACACGCACGCTCGGATCGGAGATCGTTTTCACAAGGTAGTTTTGCAGTTGCTTGGGGGTCAGCTTGAGTTGCTGTGCCTCGCTCAAAGGGTTACGCATGAGCTTGAGGTCAAGATGTGTCGAGATTAAAGCTATATTTTTCATTTGCTGTCCTAGATTAAACAGGTATCCGAAATGGATGGATAGATGATAACTAATATCCACGCCGTGTGCAAGGCAGAAACGGGTTGACTGTCCATGGTATCCGTCCTTTTTTAAAAACAACAACGCCTTAGCATAAAGTAAAGGGCTGTCGAGCTTACGGAAAATTGCTCGCATATACAAACACACTCCTATATATATAAATATATTTAAAAAGATATATATAAAGGACAGTTGTCTCGGACGCAAGCAATGGCGCGGGTTTGCGCTGTACTCGGAGCTTGGATAGCTGTTTAATCATGGATAGGTAGGTAAATTGTAGATTAAACAGCTTTGGACGACAATTCGGGTCATTGTGACCCGTTTTGCCATGCTTGACGCATTTCGGAGCGTGCTTCCATCTCCTCAACTTTACGCAAGGCCAGTGCTTTGCGCTCATCGTGCTTGATGCGTTCCTCATACTTGGGGCGTTGTTCGTTGTTCCACTTTGCGAGCGCGACTTGCTTGGGGGTGTAGTGCTTGAACTTGCTCATGGTTTACTCCTTGATGTAGGTGAGGATGTTGAGAACTGTACGGGCGGCATAGCCTGCAAAGACAAGAGAGGCTTGACGTAGCCAGAAGCCATCGCCATCCCATCCTGCGTAGAGCAGGCAACAGACGAGAAGCGTGCCCATGATGGCCGCGAGTGCATGGTATTGATTGTCAGACATGGTGTTTTCCTTTTTGGTTAGACAAGAAACGAAACAACGCAAGAGGCTCTTTCTCTTGCGCGTTCAGAAAAAAGCGGGTCACAGTGACCCGAAAATCATGCAACGAGAGCTTTCAGGGCTTTGCGTTGTTCTGCAGGGGTGAGCTTGCCAAAGGCTTCGATGATTTTCGCAACAGGGTCAAGCGGTTCTTTCTTTGCGCTTGAGGTTCTGCGCGTAGTTCCCTCGATCATGTGCATGATGTCGCGCACTGTGGTCTTCGCGCCTTCGTACTTGGGGTGATCGCTCACCAGTACGATCTTGCCCGCCTTGGTTTCTCTGAACTCTGCGCCCGTCTTGCCACAAGCCCACTCGATGACAATGGGTCTGCACGCTTCGACTGTTGCGTAGCCCGCATCCTTCATGCCTTGTATGAGCTTGACCCGTGAGTCAGCGAATGTGTTGAGTGTTGCGAACGCTTTGGATTTGTTTGACATGGTGTTTCTCCTTGAATGTCGTTGTTGCCTCAGAGGGAATCCCTTATGGCTAACTCCATTGTGCATATACCCCTGTTTGATCGGGGTTGACTACCCTTTTTCGGGTCACGTTGACCCTGTTTTTAGGCGTTTTCCGCCCTATTTCGACCCCACCCTACCCCCACCAGCCCAAATTCGATGGTCACCCTCCTGCCCGACATGAACACTGTTCCATAACCGCACAGCAAACTTTGTAATAACTTAGTTCTAATCCTAGCCCTAACACCACACCCCCCATAAATTTTATAAAAATCCAGAAATACCCTTGTCTAATGTTTGACACCCCCTCTGTACAGACAAAAAAAAGCCCCGGGTGCTTAAGTCCGGGGCTAAAGATGGCAACTGATACCATCAAGGAGAAAGCAAGCGAACTCGATGAGTTTGGCCAAAGGCCAAAACGATCTTGCGCACCCACTCAATTTAAGTGTACATTATCTACATCGCAGGTTCAAGGGCTTATGCGCAGATGTTAGATCACTTAATCAATTTCGAACCCGAGGTGAGCGCTCACCCGGGTAACTTCGTCCCCATGGAAAAGACAGATCCATCGGACGTGGTGGACGGCATGGCCAAAACGGTTGACTGGCTCAAGGAGCTTGGAGCCGTGGACACAGATACTTTGGTCAATGAGTCCCAAAGCCAAGCAGCACGTACTGCTTTCACGAACATCGTTACCGCCAAACCTGCGGAAATGACGCATACCTCTCTGGCAAACATCAAAACGCCTGAAGCTGTACAGAAACTTGTAGGGATGCTGTCTGCCTACGACTGGGAGTTTGTAGAGCAGGCCAAGCAAATCAGGGGCTACACAGTGGCCAAGTTGGTGGAAGAAACCGAACACCCCAACGCCAACATCCGCCTCAAAGCGCTGGGTTTGTTGGGCAAAGTCACCGAAGTTGGGCTGTTTACTGAGAAGATTGAGATTAAGAAGACCGAGTTGTCAGACGTTGAGCTTGAAGTGCGGATCAAGGAAAAGCTCAACAGGTTCATGGGTGTGATCGACGTGGTTGACATAAGCGAAGAAGACACTGATGAAGCGTGACGCTTTTACAACACTCAGTAAGCTTGAGCTTGAGGCCATGGAGAAGGCGTTGCCGTACATGAACGTGCAAGAAAAGATGGAACTCTTTGAAGACTTGGAGCTTCGTGAGAAACGCGCCAGCTTGAAAGCGGCAGGAACCAACATGCTGGGGTTTGCCAAGGCGGTCTACCCCGGATTCAAAGTCGGCCCTCACCATAAAAAACTAGCAAAAATCTTCACCGATGTCGTAGAAGGCCGCAAAAAAAGGGTCATCATCAACATCGCGCCGCGTATGGGTAAGTCTGAGTTCTCGTCTTATTTGTTCCCCGCATACTTCCTAGGTAAATACCCTGAGAAGAAAATCATCATGGGCACGCACACTGCAGGTCTGTCTGAGGACTTTGGCAGGCGGATCAGAAACTTGATTGACACCGAGGAGTACCGTGAAGTCTTCCCTCAAACAATGGTGGCGGATGACCAGAAGGCTGCTGGAAAATGGTCTACTAGTGCTGGTGGTCAGTACTATGCTGCTGGTGTCGGAGGAGCTCTTGCCGGTCGTGGTGCCGATTTGTTTGTTATTGACGATCCTCATTCTGAACAAGATGTGAAATCCAACAGCCGTTTAGCGTTTGACACGGCATGGTCTTGGTTCCAAACGGGCCCGCTTCAGCGCTTGATGCCGGGTGGTGGGATCATCATCGTGATGACACGCTGGTCACTGCTTGACCTGACCGGACGCCTGATCGACTACCAGACCAAAAACCCCGAAGCTCTGCCTTGGGAGATTGTGGAGTTGCCCGCCATCCTGAACGATGGGGAGGAGGACGAGAAGTCCCTCTGGCCAGACCAGTGGTCGCTTGAAGCGCTCAAATCCACCAAGGCATCCATTGACCCACGGTACTGGAACGCACAGTACATGCAGCAGCCAACGGCTGAAAACTCGGCCATTGTGAGCCGTAAGATGTGGCGTATCTGGGAGGCAGACGAGCCGCCAACGTGTGAGTACATCATCCAGTCATGGGACACGGCGTTTGAGACCAAGACCAACTCCGACTATTCCGCGTGTACAACGTGGGGTATCTTCTACAACGAGGAAGAAAATGACTCGCCCCAACTTATCTTGCTCGACGCTTTTAAAGACCGGATGGCTTTTCCAGAACTTAAGACCGTTGCGCTTAAGCACTACAAGGAGTGGGAACCCGACGCGTTCATTGTGGAGAAAAAGGCGGCTGGCGCACCACTGATCCAAGAACTTCGGGCGATGGGCATACCTGTGCAGGAGTTCAGCCCAAGCCGTGGCAACGACAAGACTGTGCGGGTCAACGCAGTTGCGGATTTGTTCAGCAGTGGTAAAGTCTGGGCACCCGACACACGCTGGGCACGGGAAGTGATTGAAGAGATGGCCGCGTTCCCAGTTGGGGAGCACGACGACTACGTGGATACAACAACACAGGCGCTGCTACGCTTTAGGCAAGGCGGCTTTATCAGTTTGGACACGGACGAGAAAGATGACTCGGAAATCTTTCGCCGTAAGACGCACGCATACTACTAGGATTAAACATGGCAACGAACATCGACAAAGCGCTGTACCAACAACCACTGGGCATCGACGCGCTTGGAGAGCAAGAGTCCCCCCTTGAGATCGAGATTGTTGATCCCGAAGAAGTCACCATTGGCATGGACGGGTTGGAGATCACCATTGGCAAGGAAGACCCAGAGGAAGAAGGCTTCAGTGATAACTTGGCCGAGTACATAGACGATGGTGCCTTGCAGTCGCTTGCTGGTGACTTGGTGTCTGACATTGACAACGACAAAGCCTCACGCAAAGAGTGGGAGAAGACTTACGTTGATGGTCTGAAACTCTTGGGCCTCCAGATCGAGGAGAGAACAGAGCCATGGCAGGGTGCTTGCGGTGTGTTTCACCCCATGATTACAGAAGCCGTGGTGCGCTTTCAGTCCGAGACAATCACTGAGACGTTCCCAGCCCAAGGGCCTGTGCGTTCCAAAATTCTGGGTAAAGAAACGCCAGAGACAAAAGAGATTGCAAGCAACATCGAAGAGGACATGAACCACGAGTTGACAGACGTCATGACGGAGTACCGCTCCGAACATGAGCGCATGCTCTGGTCACTGCCAGCCACAGGCTCAGCGTTCAAGAAGGTCTACTACGACCCCAATTTGGGACGTCAGGTGTCGATGTTTGTGCCAGCAGAAGACATGATCTTGCCCTACGGCGCAACCGATTTGGATACTTGCCACCGCGTCACGCACGTCATGCGCAAGACCAAGAACGAGGTCATCAAGCTTCAGCAAGCCGGGTTCTACCTAGACATTGAGTTGCCCGATGCGCCCAAAGACCGCACTGATATTCAGAAAGCCAAGGACAAAGAGACCGGCTTTAACGACCTGAACGATGACCGCTACACCATCTATGAGTGCCACGTTGACTTGAACCTTGACGGTTACGAGGACATGGTTGAGGGAGATGACGGCGAGGAAGAAGAGACCGGCATCATGCTGCCGTACGTTGTCACCATCATCAAAGGCTCAAACGACATCCTGTCAATCAGAAGAAACTGGAGTGAAGACGATGACCTCAGACTTAAGCGCCAACACTTTGTCCACTACCAATACATCCCCGGCTTTGGAGCGTATGGTTTTGGACTCTTCCACCTTATCGGTGGTTTTGCCAAGTCAGCCACTAGCCTTATGCGTCAACTTGTCGACGCAGGAACGTTATCTAACCTTCCCGGTGGACTCAAGTCAAGGGGACTGCGTATTAAAGGCGATGACACGCCTATCGCCCCCGGTGAGTGGAGAGACGTCGATGTAGCCTCTGGCAACATCAGGGACAGCATCCTGCCTTTGCCCTATAAGGAGCCAAGCGCCACGCTGTTCAATTTGATGCAGACCATCGTGGATGAAGGCCGCCGGTTTGCCGCAACTGCCGACATGAAGGTGTCTGACATGAGCGCGAATGCGCCCGTGGGCACAACGCTGGCTTTGTTGGAGCGTCAGTTGAAGGTGATGACTGCGGTGCAGGCTCGTGTGCACTTTGCATTGAAGCAAGAGTTCAAGCTCTTGAAGAACATCATCCGCGACTACACCGACCCAGACTACACATACACCCCTGAGTACGGTTCACGTAAAGCGAAGAAGGCTGACTACGACTTGGTGGATATCATCCCCGTGTCAGATCCCAATGCGGCCACCATGAGCCAGCGAGTGATCCAGTACCAAGCTGTGATCCAGATGGCGCAGATGGCTCCGGACATCTACAACTTACCCGAACTCCACCGCGGTATGTTGAACGTCTTGGGTATCAAGAACGCTGAGAAGCTTGTGCCGATAGCAGATGACATGAAGCCGATTGACCCTGTGCAGGAGAACCAGAACGCACTCAAGGGCACACCGCTCAAAGCGTTCCTGCATCAAGACCACCAGTCACACATCCAAGTGCACATGATGCTGCTCCAAGACCCGATGATTCAGCAGTTCATTGGCCAGAACCCGCAGGCCCCCAAGATCATGGGCGCAATCACTGCGCACATTGCAGAGCACGTTGGCTACCAGATGCGTCAGAAGATCGAGCAACAACTCGGTATGCCCTTGCCTCCCGAAGACGAGAAGTTGCCACCGCAGATTGAGATTGCCTTGTCGGGCATGATGGCTCAAGCGGCTCAGCAGGTTCTCATGCAGGATCAAGCCAAGGCCGCGCAGATGCAAGCACAGCAGCAACAGCAAGACCCGCTTATCCAGATGCAGATGCAAGAGTTGCAGTTGCGTGGCCAAGAATTGGAACTCAAGAAACAGAAGATCATGATGGATGCTGCCGCCACCGCGGATAAACAGCAGTTGGAAGAACAAAAGGTCAGTGGTCGTTTGGAACTCGACGCCCTCAAAGTGGGTGCACAAATCAAAGAGTCCCAAGCCAAGACCCAGTTTGAACAAGAACGTGCCGGTGTCCAGATGGGCGCTGACATCGCAAAGAGTAAAGCCCAGATGGATTTACAAGCGCGTACTACTGCGCTCCAAAATAGTAGCAAACAAGGTTCTAGAAAATGATTCAAGAATTCGCACGCGTTTTGCGCGACAAAATACGCACCGACATGAACAATTACGCCGATGACATCGCGGGTGGTTCGTGCCGCACTTACGAAGAATATCAAAAACTCTGCGGGATTATTTCGGGTCTAGCCCTTGCAGAGCGTTATCTCCTTGACCTGCAGCAGAAAGTAGAAGAATCCCATGATCGAAACTGAATCAGGATTGATTTTGCCCCCCGGTATTTCGTTGCCGCCACACATCCAGCCAGTCGAACAGCCTGATGAAGATGATGATAACGATACAAAAGCAGGTGCACTGCCCAGCCCCACAGGTTGGAAATTGCTCTGTGTAGTCCCTGAAGTCGAACAAAAGATTGCAGGAACATCACTGGATCTCGTGAGAGATACAGCCACTATGCGTCAGGAAGAACATGCCACCACGGTACTGTTTGTATTGCGCGTAGGCCCCGATGCGTACAAAGACACCGCCAAGTTCCCCAACGGAGCATGGTGTAAAGAGGGCGACTTCGTGTTAGTACGTACTTACTCCGGTACCCGATTTAAGATTTTCGGCAAAGAGTTCCGTCTCATCAACGATGACCAAGTTGATGCTGTTGTGCTAGACCCTCGCGGCCTGACCCGCGCTTGAAAGGAAGAATATGGCTATAAAAGATGAGTTTAAGTTCCCCGACGAAATCGAAGACAAGAAGACTGCTGAAGTCGAATTTGAAATCGAAGGCGAAGGCGAAGGTGACGTAGAGATAGAAATCGAAGACGACACGCCCGAGCGTGACAGGGGCCGCAAGCCCCTAGACCGTGAAGTGCTTGATCCGACCGACGAAGAAATCGAGTCTTACTCTGACAAAGTCAAAGGACGCATTAAAGAATTGACCCACGCCCGCCATGACGAGCGCCGTGTCAAAGAAGCCACGATGCGTGAGAAGCAAGAGCTTGAGCGTCTAGCACAGCAGTTGATTGAAGAAAACAAACGCCTCAAACAAAACGTTTACACAGGGCAAGAAGCCATCATTGAAGGCGCTAAAGGTAAAGCTGACTTTGAGTTGAAAGAAGCCCGAGCCAAACTTAAAGCCGCGCAAGACGCATACGACAGTGATGCAATCGTTGCAGCCCTTGAGGAAGTCACGGATGCAAAGATTCGCGCAGAACAAGTAAAAAATTATCGTCCTACCCCTTTACAGGAAGAGAACTTTAATGTACAAACACAACAAGCCCAACCTTCAAAGGCTGAACCGGACGAAAAAACTCTGCGCTGGCAGGCAAAAAACCAGTGGTTCGGACAGCAAGGGTTTGAGGAGTACACCAGCTACGCACTAGGGCTGCACCAAAAACTAGTCACAAACGGAGTGGATCCCCGCTCTGCTGAATACTTCGAGCAAATTGATGCTCGCATGAAGTCATCGTTTCCTGATTTATTTGGGCAAACAAATGACAAGCCAAGGTCTGGTGAGGTTCAAAAGAAGCCTACGACAGTGGTGGCCTCTGTGTCTCGTTCTACGAGCGCAGGAAAAATTAAGCTAACTCAAACGCAAGTAGCGTTAGCGAAAAAATTTGGTTTAACCCCGCAGCAATATGCTGCTCAAGTAGCGAAACTGGAGAACTGAAATGGCTGAAACAATTGACCGCTCAAATCGTGACATGAAGTCACGCGAAAAATCTGTCCGTGCTGTATACGTACCGCCGACAAACTTGCCTGATCCAACGCCTGAACCGGGCTATGTGTATCGCTGGGTAGCGACGCATGTTCTGGGACAAGCGGAAGTAACCAACGTGTCGCGCAAAATGCGTGAAGGTTGGGTGCCGGTGAAGGCAGAAGACCATCCGGAATTGATGATGATGGGCAACGAAAAGACTGGGAACGTGGAAATTGGTGGCCTCATGCTTTGCAAGATGTCTGCCGAGAAAGCTAAAGCCCGGGATGAGTACTATGACCAGCAAGCTCAAAACCAGATGGATTCAGTTGACAATAGCTTCATGCGACAAAATGATCCCCGCATGCCGTTGTTTGCCGACCGCAAGTCGTCATCTACGCGTGGTGGTGGGTTTGGTTCTGGTTCTAAATAACTTAGGAGTCCTTAAATGGCATCTACCGCTTCTCCCTACGGCTTCCGTGCCGTAAACGAGTTGAATGGTCTACCGTACGCCGGTGCCACTCGCTCGTTCCCAATCGACCCTGCCGGTTACGCCGCCAACATCTTCAATGGATCGTTGGTCTACGTTGCTGCAACAGGTTATTTACAAATCGTCACATCTACCGGTGCTGATGCAACTACTAACGCTTTCCCAACAGGTAGCGGCGGTGGTGCTTTGGCTACAGGTGCAGTTGGCGTTTTTGTTGGTTGCACATACACCAACGCTCAAGGTCAAATCATCTATTCTCAGTATTACCCTGCCAACACAGCTTCTGTGCAAGGCTCGACTATTACTGCGTATGTTGTTGATGACGACCGCGCTGTGTTTGCTGTGCAAGCTAACAACACTGTCACTTTTGCCGCGTTGGGTCAAAACGTGTTCTTGTCTGCTGTGCAAAGCACAAGCACAGGTTCAACAACTACTGGTAACTCTACAACGGCTGTCTCTGCTTCTAGCACTGCGGCTACTGCGGCGTTCCGTATTGTTGGCTTTGTGAACAATGCACAGTCACAAGTTGGCGACGCTTATACTGATTTGCTGGTGAAGTTTAACCCCGGCTACCACTCATACACCGTTGCAATCGGTCTATAAGGAGTAATTCACCATGGCAATTTCACGCGCACAACTACTTAAAGAGTTGCTCCCCGGTCTGAACGCTTTGTTCGGTATGGAATACGCTCGCTACGGCGAAGAGCACAAAGAAATCTACGAAACAGAGAAATCTGAGCGTAGCTTTGAAGAAGAGACAAAGCTGGCTGGCTTTGCTTCTGCTCCCGTCAAGAACGAGGGTTCAGCCATTGCGTATGACAACGCACAGGAAGCCTTCACAGCACGTTACAACCACGAGACTATCGCCCTTGGCTTCTCCATCACGGAAGAAGCTGTGGAAGATAACTTGTACGACAGCTTGTCTGCTCGTTACACAAAGTCTTTGGCCCGTGCTATGGCTTACACCAAGCAAGTTAAAGCCGCCTCCGTTATCAACAACGGTTTCAACGGTGCATACTTGGGCGGTGACGGCGTCACTTTGTTCGGTAACAACAGTTCTAGCGTTCGCGTTGGTCACCCCCTCGTAAGCGGTGGTGTGAACTACAACAGCCCAACAGTTGGTGTTGACTTGAACGAAACATCTTTGGAAAACGCCGTGATTCAAATCGCAGCGTGGGTGGACGAGCGTGGTCTGTTGATCGCCGCTAAGCCCCGTAAGATGGTTGTTCCCCCAGCACTGATGTTCGTTGCTAAGCGTTTGCTTGACACCGAACTGCGTGTTGCTACTGCTGATAACGACATCAACGCGTTGAAGCAGATGGGTGCAATCCCTGAAGGTTATACTGTTAACCACTTCTTGACCGACAGCAACGGCTGGTATTTGATTACCGATGTTCCTAACGGCATGAAGCACTTCGAGCGTATCGCCTTGCAAAACAGCATGGACGGTGACTTCGATACAGGTAACGTTCGTTACAAGGCCCGTGAGCGTTATAGCTTCGGCTGGTCTGATCCTCTCGGTATGTGGGGTTCAGCAGGCGCTTAATGCGTTTGTGAAAAAGGGGGGCTTGTGCCCCCTTTTCTTTTGTTGTATATTGCAATCACTCCGGGGTTATCCGGTGTTCTGACAGTCCCGGCTGACGACATGCAGACAGAACACCATCACTTGCATGTAAGGAAAAATCATGGCACGCACAAGTTTTACAGGCCCAGTCTATTCGGCTAACGGCTTTCTCTCCGGCTCTTCTACAGACCCCGTCGCGGTTACCACAGCCACCAATATTGACGCAGCTTACGCTACGACTTCCGCCACTACTGGCGATACACGCCTGAACTACAGCAAATTAACCTTTACCTCTACAGGTTCAGGCGAAACTCTCCGCGCTTTCTCTGTCGTAACAGGCACAGGCGCAGGCGCTGCTGGCACAATTAACGGTGCACACATCTCTACTGAGATCAACACCCCCGGCACAATTTCTGGCGCGGCTAATGCCCTCCGCGCTACTTTGGGCGGTACTTCTACATCTCCCGGCGGCACTTTGGCAGCTATCCAGTTGGATACCAACTTTGCATCTGGCGTTACTCTGCCCGGTTCTTCTTCGTTTATTCGTGTAAGCGACAGCGGCGCTGGTACAGGTAAGGTTGCAGCTTTGTTTAACATTGAGTCTGGCCCAGCCGCTACGATTGTTAGTACTGGTACGGTTGGTGGTACAGCAAAAGCTATCAAAATTTTGATTGCTGGCGTTGCCCACTACATCACAATCGGTACAACAGTTACCTGATATGCAGATCACCAAGGAATTCTTGGAGTCTGAGATTCGTGACCTTGAGACTGAAGCGCAGAAGGCCCAAAACTTTCTAATGCAAGCTCAAGGCACGATTCAAGCGTACAAGATGTTGATTAACAGGTTAGACGCACCAGAACCGGAGCAACAAAATGACGATGCAATATGACGTAAAGTCGGCGCACAACACAGTATCCGGTGTTGCATACGCCAGCCGTACGCGTTTAAAAGGGGTGTTAATTTCCCCATCTACGTCTGTAACGTACAACACCACATTTTGTGATAACGTAAGTTTGTCAGGTACATACAATGTGCCCGGCAGTACTACTTGTACAGTGACAATTACCAATCACGGGTTGTCAAACGGCGATAGAGTGTTTTTGGACTTTACCTCCGGTACCGCCCAAGACGAAGCATACACTGTGTCAAACGTATCAACAAATACTTTTACCGTGACTGTGGCATCCGCTACTACGAGCGGTAATGTGACCATGTACGCCAAAATACTGGCTGAATTTGATTGTTCTAGCGGAACGGCTTTCTACACATTGATTCCCGGTGAAGGCATTTTGGCTCCCAATGGCATTTACGTTGGCATCCCCAACGCAGCTATTACCACCACTATTTTTTACGGGTGATATGAAATGGTAATGCAGTACGACGTCAAGTCATATCATGCCCAAGCGTCCGGGAATGCTATGACTTATGCTGTCCGCCTTAAAGGTGTAACGGTAACGACAGGTACTGTGTCTGCAAGGAACATGGCAATTGCCGACCCCGCAGTTTCAAAGTCAGGCACTTGGAGCCGCACCGGAACAACCGTCACGGTTACGATAAATAACAATGGTTTAACGAACGGCCAGCGGGTGTTTTTAGATGTTGCTGCTGGAACCACAATGCGTGACGGCATGTATGAGGTGTCTAACGTTACAACCAACACGTTTACAGTTACTTCTGCTACATCAGGAACCGCTTCTGGTACAGTAACCATGTACACAAACATTTATGTTGAGTTGGACACGTACAACACGATAGGACTTCCTGTGTATGTGCCCGGCGAAGGTATTTATTGTCCCAACGGTATTTTTGTTGGGCTTGGTTCAAGCGTAACAGCAACGGTACTTTATGGCTAAATCACCAGCATGGCAACGCAAAGAGGGGAAATCCGAGAAGGGCGGCTTGAACGCCAAGGGACGGGCCTCGTACAACAAAGCCAATCCCGGGAAACCCGGATTGAAAGCTCCTCAACCAGAGGGCGGCAAACGCCGCGACTCTTTTTGCGCCCGTATGGAAGGCATGAAGAAGAAGCTGACCGGAGAGAAGGCCAAGAAAGACCCGAACTCCCGCATAAACAAGAGCCTTCGGGCTTGGAACTGCTAATATGAGTGACATCGAACTGACTGAACGCGAAGAAGCCATAGCCAGAAGAGCGGCCAAGCTAGCCATTGAAGAAATGTCTGGCGAGTTCTACAAGAAGGTTGGTAAGACCGTTGTAGAGAAGGCGCTTATTTGGCTCGGCATGCTAGTTGTTGGTTTTGTGATCGGCAAAGGCTGGATCGTTAAGGTTTGACATGCCTAGTACAAGTAAAAAACAGCATAACTTCATGGCAGCGATTGCAAACAATCCTGCGTTTGCCAAGAAGGTTGGAGTTCCTCAGAGTGTCGGTAAAGACTTCACGGCTGCGGATAAAGGTAAGAAGTTTCGTTCTGGCGGGATGACCCGTCCAGATATTCAGAAGGTGAACAAGCCTAAAACCGAACACGGAAAAATGGCTTTTTTTAAAGAAGGTGGAACTACCATGGCTACAAAGAACAACGGCATCACAACTGCCAAAATGGGCACAGTCAAAACAGCGGCTCCTAGCCGTGACGGTGTTGCTGTCAAGGGTAAAACCAAAGGCACAATGATCGACATGAAGGGCGGCAAAGTGCTCGGCACTAAAGTGGCCGCAACCAATGGTATGAAGCGCGGCGGTAAGTGCTAATATCATGATGGCCAGCCGAGGCATGGGGGATATTGCCCCCTCTAAGATGCCCAAGGGCGTACGAAAAGCCCGGCGGGACAACACCGATTTCACCCAGTACAAAGAGGGTGGGAAAGTCAATGCGGCTGGCAATTACACAAAGCCCAGTCTTCGCAAGAAGATTGTGTCTCAAGTAAAGTCAGCAGCAACGCAGGGTACTGGTGCAGGTCAGTGGTCAGCGCGTAAAGCTCAGCTTGTTGCCAAGAAGTACAAGGCGGCAGGCGGGGGTTACCGAGATTGAAAGCGCCTCAGAAATCATTGAAGGACTGGGGCGACCAAAAATGGAGAACCAAAAGTGGTAAAAAATCTTCTGACACTGGTGAAAGATACCTTCCAAGCGCTGCGATTAAAAGTCTCAGCCCTGCTGAGTACGCTGCGACGACCAAAGCAAAGCGGGCAGGAAAAGCCGCCGGAAAACAATTCGTAAAGCAACCAAAGACGATTGCAAAGAAAACGGCAGGATTTAGATGACTACTTCAGGACTCACCTCGTTTAACTTAGACCTCAACGACATGGTCGAGGAGGCTTTTGAACGGGCGGGTTCTGAGCTTCGCACGGGCTACGACCTGCGCACAGCTAGGCGGTCACTTAATTTGCTCTTTGCTGACTGGGCAAACCGCGGCATCAACATGTGGACGTTCGAGCAGAACACCATCACGCTGGTGCAGGGGCAAAACACTTACGCACTTCCAGACGATACGGTTGACCTTCTCGACCATGTCATCAGGACTAATGCCAACGTGCCCTCTAATCAGGCCGACCTGACGATTACGCGGATCAGTGTGTCTACCTATGCCACCATCCCAAATAAATTGATCCAAGGCCGTCCTATCCAAGTTTGGGTACAACGTCTGACGGCTAACTCCAACGTATTGGACGGCACACTTCAGGCAAGCATTTCTGCCACGGCCACATCCATACCAATTACAACGCTTGCTGGTGTCCCCACCGCAGGGTTCATTACGATTGATGGCGAGTTGATTGTGTACAACGAGACGTCTCCAGCAGACGGCGCTACACCCGCATACTTGCTGAACTGCTTCAGGGGGCAAGATGGCGGCACAGCCGCTACGGGTCACACTGCCGGTGCAGCCATCAACTTGGTTCAAAAGAACAGTGTCACCGTGTGGCCAACTCCCAATGCAAGCCCCTCATATCAGTTTGTCTACTGGCGCATGCGCCGTATCCAAGACGCTGGTGGCGGCACTAAGACCATGGACGTGCCTTTCCGTTTTGTGCCTTGTTTGGCTGCAGGTCTGGCTTACTATATTGCCTTGAAAGTCCCAGAAGGGCTTCAGCGTTTGGACATTTTGAAACAGCAGTATGACGAAGCTTGGGATCGCGCCGCAGGCGAAGACCAAGAGAAAGCATCCGTGAGGTTTGTGCCCCGTCAGCAGTTCATTGGAAGCGGCACCTAAATGGGCAATCGTTTTTCGTCCGGCAAGAACGCCATTGCGGAGTGTGACCGCTGTGGGTTTCGATTTAAGCTGCACGAATTACGCAAAGAAATTATCAAAACCAAGAACTACAATCTCTTGGTCTGCAATATTTGTTGGGATCCCGATCAGCCGCAGTTGCAGTTGGGTATGTACCCGGTGGATGATCCGCAAGGTGTGCGTGATCCGCGTCCCGACTTGAGCTACTACCAGTCTGGTAACACAGGCTTGCAGATTGTTTTAACCAATAGCACCGCGCAGGACGCAGTTGGTTTACCATCGGAAGGTAGTAGGGTTTTTCAATGGGGTTGGAACCCTGTTGGGGGCGCAAGAGGTTTTGATAACGCATTAACGCCAAACTACTTGTTGTTGGGCGTACAAATTGGTACAGTAACGATACAAATAGGAGCTTGATATGGCTAAAAGTGATTCAAAAGAAGACATGAAAATGGACTTGGCGCAAGACAAGAAGATGATTAAGTCTGCGGTTGGTAAGCATGAGAAAAACATGCACCCCGGTAAGACACCTACAAAACTTCGCGCTGGCGGTAAAACCAACAGCGAAATGTTGAAGTATGGCCGCAACATGGCCAAGGTGATGAACCAGAAATCCGTTGGTCGTGGAGGTTAATCATGGCTACATACAGACAACCTAAAAAAGAACCTACAGTTGTTGTGGGTGAGATGCCTGTCAAGCAAGCGTTGAGTGCCAATCAATCGTTGGCTAACGAGCGCAGCAACCCTTACCCCGGCACTAAAACATCTGGCATCAAGATTCGTGGCACAGGCGCTGCGACTAAAGGTCTGATGGCACGAGGCCCGATGGCATAAGTATGGATTACACAGCACTCAGCAACGCTATTCAGGCGTACACGGAGAATACTGAAGCGAACTTTATCGCTGAAATACCCGTGTTCGTTACGCAAGCTGAGCAGCGTATTTACAACTCCATGCAGTTCCCGTCTATTCGCAAGAATGTGACGGGCAGCACCACGCAAAACAATAAGTATTTGGCTTGCCCATCTGACTTCTTGGCGGTGTACTCCATGGCGGCAATCGATGCCGATGGTAACTACGAGTATTTACTGAATAAAGACGTTAACTTTATCCGTCAGTCATACCCCAATCCAAACCAAGATAAAGGCATACCAAAGTATTACGCTTTGTTTGGCCCGCAATCTAATGATGTAAATGAGTTGTCTTTCATCCTTGGCCCAACGCCAGATGCTGACTATGACGTTGAGTTGCACTATTACTACTACCCACCAAGCATTACTGTGGCACCGTTCACATCTTGGCTGGGTGACAACTTTGACTCTGTACTTTTGTACGGGTCTTTGGTGGAAGCGTACACCTACATGAAGGGCGAAACCGACATGATGCAACTCTACAACCAAAAGTTCATGGAAGCTCTTGCGTTGGCTAAGCGTTTGGCAGATGGCATGGAGCGTCAGGACGCGTATCGTTCTGGTCAGTTCCGTCAGCGAGTAACTTAATATGTCAATCCAACAAACAGCAACCACAAGCTTTAAAGTTCAACTGCTTCAAGCAGTTCATAACTTTGGCCCCACATCGCCTGACACATTTAAGCTTGCCTTGTACACGGGCGCGGCTAACATTGGTGCAGGCACAACGGCATACACAGCTACGGGCGAAGTACCAAACGGTGGTGGGTATACAACTACTGGGCAGGTTTTAACCATTTCAGTTTCTCCCACATCCGGCAACAATTCAGCGGCAGTGCCAACGGCGTACATATCGTTTGCTAACGAGACGTGGACAAACGCCACTTTTACTTGCCGCGGTGCCTTGGTCTATAACGACACGGTTGCGGGTAAACCCTCAGTTGCTGTGTTGGACTTTGGTTCAGACAAAACTGTAAACAACGATACTTTCACGGTCATTTTCCCAACGCCAGATGCAAACAATGCCATCGTGCGTATTTCTTAACTAGGAGCCATCATGAGCACAGAAAAATCTATAGCCAAAGACGTGGTGTCTGCTGGCCTTAATGCTAACCGCAGCGGCACTGAATCCGTGGGCGCGGGTGGCGTATTCACCGTTACTTGCGTAAGCAAAGACGGCTTAACGAAATGGACTGAATCTTTCCACAACTTGGTTGTGAACGAAGGTTTGGTTTTCATGAATGGCGCAAACTTCTTGGCTACGGGATATACCGCAGCTTGGTACTTGGGTCTGGTTGAAGGCCCCGGTTCTGGCAACACGTATGCCGCTGGCAATACACTGGCTGTTCATGCAGGTTGGACTGAGTTGGTTCCCGGTACAGATTACACAGGCAATCGACAAGCGGTAGTATTTAATGGCTCTTCTCCAACTTCGGCTAACCCTTCTGTTGTAAGCAACTCTGTTTCTCCTGCTGTGTTTCCCATGTTGGTAAACGGTACATCGGTTGCGGGCGCTTTGTTGGCTACAGTGTCAAGCGGTACCTCAGGCACTTTGTTCTCTGTTGGTAATTTTACCGGCGGTGACAAATCTGTGGACGCTGGCGACACACTGAATGTTACTTACACATTCTCTTTGACCGCAACCTGATTAGGTGGCTAGGTGTTCGGAGATGTTGCTTTTGCGCAAGCCCCGTTCGCTGCTTTAGGCGGAGCGACGTTTAGCAGAGCCGTCTCTGAAACAGCTTCTGCAGAAGCTGAGAACAGTTTTGTATTTAAAGCTGGTGGTTTAATACAAGAACTTGTTTCAGGCATAGAAACACAAACTGTTGTTGGAATTATGGTAGCCACTGCCTTTGAGGCGGCGTCTGGCCTAGATGCGGTAAGTAGCGACAATAACGTGTTTAATGCTACGCAACTTGCGGATGCAAGCGTAGTAGATGCCGTTACTGCACAAGGTGACTTTTTTGCTACAGACTCAGAAACTGCTTCTGGAATAGACGCTGTATCTGTGCAAGGGACTTTAAACGGTTCAATGTCAGAAACAGCTAGTGCAGTTGCTGAGTTCCTTGGCGGTTTACTTGTCTCTGTCAATATTTCTGAGGCGGCTTCCGGTATAGATGCGGTTGCTACGCAAGTTGCGTATGCGGCGGCAATGAGTGAGGCTGTTTCGGCCAGCGCGGTCAGCACCTCTCAAGTAGATTTTGTTGCGGCAATTCAAGAGGCGGTAAGTGCGGTAAGTGCAAGCACGGCGGCTGGTGAATTTGTAGCAACCGTAGCCGAAGCTGTATCTGGAGTAGACACCGTTATAGGTGGCATACTGTTCACTGCAAGCATTTCCGAAGCGGCTTCTGGTGTAGATTCAGTTTCTGTTCAAGTAGTGTTTACGGGCACCGTTGCTGAGATGGCTTCCGCAGTAGACTCCCTAAGTGCGCTTGCTAACATTAACGCAAACGTTACAGGAATTCAGCTTTTGGTATCTATTGGTAATGTACTTGTTTGGGCGGTTATAGATGACAGCCAAGACCCGAACTGGCAAAATATCAATAACACACAAACCCCCGGTTGGACGGATATTCCGTCATAAGGATTTAAGATGGCTATTGTTGTAAAAGATCGGGTCAAACAAACCGCATCCAATCCCGGCACGGGTACGATTACGCTGGGCGCTACAGCCACAGGGTTTCAGGCTTTCTCTGCCATTGGTAATGGGAACGTTACTTACTTTGCAATTGTTGATGCCGCTTCTGGCGATTGGGAAGTTAACTACGGCACATACACATCTTCCGGAACAACGCTAACTCGTAATAGCCCCCCACTGTCTTCTTCTAACGCTGGTGCATTGGTAAACTTTACGGGCACAGTAGATGTGTTCTGTACATACCCATCTGAGAAAGCCATCTATGAAGAGGTGTCTGGTAACGTTCTAATTGACGGTGGCCCAATCACTGTTGTTGGCACAGGCGTTACAAGCTACACCACGTTCTCGGCTGCTTTGGCTGAGTTGTATGCCAACGTAGATAGCTTTGCGCAAATGTATGCGCAAAACTTAAGTGATGGATCGTCTGCCTCTACTGATATTGTTGCTTATAACGATATTGGCGATGGCACAAATAACTTTATTGATATGGGTATTGCTAGTTCCAATTACACGGAAGTGGCTTATCCAATCTTTACACCCGGTTCAGGTTATCTCTACAACGATGGCGGTGAGTTATTTATTGGTAGTGCTACAGATGATGTGGTGTTTTTTGCCGGTGGTGTGGATACTGCTGATGAAGCGCTACGGATTGATAAAACAACCAAAGATTTAAGCGCCACAGGTGCTCTTGGTATTGGCGGCGGTTTGACTGTGACAGGCGCAGCTTCATTCAGTTCTACAGTTGCACTGAGTGCAAACCCAACTACCGCGTTGCAAGCGGCTACCAAACAGTACGTAGACAACCAAGTTACAGCAGGTATTCACATCCATGAACCTGTTTTGGTGGCAACAACGGGTAACTTGACTGCGACTTATACGGGTGGTGGCACAAACGCCAACATTATTCAGATTGCCAACGGCACGGACATTACGTTTTTTAGCGTCACTCCTGCAGTGGGCGATCAGTTCTACATTGGTAGTTCAAGTAATGGTTTGATTGCCAACACTGCGTATTTTGTTGTAAATATTGTTAGCGGATCAACCATCCAAGCGTCGTTGACATTTGATGGCGCAATTGTTACTGGGTTGACCAATGGTTCACCCACCATTCCCTCTGTCATTAACTCAGGCGTTGGCGCATACCTGACCAATTCGGGTGCACAGGCGGCGCTGTCAATTGATGGTGTTGCTCTAGCATCTACTAATCGGGTTCTTGTTCGCAACCAAACCACGGCATCGCAGAATGGTGTTTACACCGTAACCACTGTTGGTACAGGCGCAACTAATTGGGTTTTAACTCGCGCAACAGACGCTGACAGGGTTATTCCAACAGACCCCTTGGGATTGGGCACAGGCGATTATTTCTTTGTGCAATCCGGCACGCTCGGTGCAGGCGATTCTTTTGTCCTGACCACCGAACCCAACACAATGATTATTGGGTATACCGCACTGACATATACACAGTTCAGTGGTGGTATTACATACACTGGCGGTACTAACATTGATGTGACAGGGCAAGTTATCTCTGTCACAGGTGCTATTGGTGCAACAAACGGTGGTACGGGCACGGCTACTGTTGCTACAGGCGACCTGCTTTATGGCTCTGCCGCTAATACATGGAGCAAACTTGGTGTTGGTTCTGCATACAAGTCTTTAGTTGTCAATGCCGCAGGCACATTGCCTGAATGGAACGCTGTTGCTTTAAACCAATCGGGCGCAGTGTCCGGTGCTTTACCCACTGCTAATGGCGGTACAAACTTAACAACATATACATTGGGTGACACACTGTACTCAAGTGCGGCTAATACATTAACCAAACTTTCTGGAAATACAACCACGACCAAGAAGTTTTTGGTTCAAACTGGTACGGGTGCGGCTTCTGCGGCTCCTACTTGGGATGTAGTTAATGGTGCAGATGTAAACGGAAATATCTCTGGATCGGCTGGGTCTGTGGCAAATGCGCTAACGTTGGGTACATATCTGACGGGCACTAGCTTTAACGGCTCTACTGCTGTAACGGCAACCGTTGACGCAACATCAGCTAATACTGCCTCCAAAGTGGTGGCACGGGATTCTTCAGGCAACTTCTCAGCCGGAACAATTACAGCTACTTTGAGTGGTTCCTCAACAAGCGCAACAACGGCCACCAACTTGGCTGGCGGTGCTAACTTACAGATTCCATATCAAACAGGCGCTGGAACTACATCATTTATCACTGCGGCTTCAGGTACAAACTACGTTCTAAACTACACCGGCTCTGCATTTAGCTGGGTGGCGGGAACAATCTCCGGCGTGGCTTTGGGTTCCAACCTAAATGCTTTGACGCTTGGTACATATTTAACTGGAACAAGCTACAACGGCAGTACAACAGTGACTGCGGCGGTAGATGCAACTTCTGCTAATACAGCTTCTAAGGTTGTAGCTCGTGATTCCTCTGGTAATTTCTCAGCCGGTACGATTACAGCGGCTTTAACTGGAAATGCAACAACGGCAACAACGTTGGCTACGGCGCGGGCAATTTACGGTAATAATTTTGATGGATCGGCGGCGTTAACGCAGGTCATTGCTTCTACATACGGCGGTACAGGTAACGGATTTACCAAGTTTAGCGGCCCAACAACGGCTGAAAGAACCTTTACGTTACCTGACGCTACAGCAACTATTCTGACTTCCAATGCGGCAGTTACAGTAGGACAAGGCGGTACGGGTTTAACAGCAGGAACTTCTGGCGGCATACCTTACTACAGTAGTACCAGTGCAATAACGTCTTCTGCTCTTTTGACGCAGTACGGTGTTGTTTATGGTGGGGGCGCTGGAGCGGCTCCTGTGGCTACTGCGGCTGGAACAACCGGTCAAGTTTTGCAAGCCACTACAAGTGGAGCACCAGTATGGGGTACTACCTACGCAGGTACGGTTACTTCAGTTGGGTTTACTGGCGGCATTATTACGGTTGCCACTCAAACAACTACCCCAGCATTTACGGTTGCTGGAACAAGTGGTGGCATACCTTACTTCTCTAGTGCAAGCACTTGGGCTACTTCTGCGGCTTTAGCGGCTAATTCGCTAGTTATTGGAGGTGGTGCGGGTGTTGCGCCGTCTACTACAACAACAGCAACAGGTGCTTTAACATTCCTTGGAACGCCTACCAGTGCCAACCTTGCGGCTTTGTTGACAGATGAAACAGGTTCAGGTGCTAATGTTTTTGCAACTAGCCCTACATTGGTAACACCCCTCCTTGGCACACCAACGTCAGGTATTTTAAGTAACTGTACAGTTGACGGCACAGATGCCGTTGGTTTCCGTAACATTCCTCAGAATGCACAGACCGGCAATTACACGTTAGTTTTGGCTGACTCGGGTAAACACATCTACCACGCTGTAGCGGCAGGCGCGGCTACTTACACAATCCCTGCAAACGGTACTGTGGCATACCCAATCGGTACCGCTTTGAGTTTTGTAAACCTGTCAACTACTTCGATCAGTATTGCAATCACCACAGATACAATGTATTTGGGCGGCACAGGTACTACAGGTACTCGTACATTGGCGCAATACGGCACAGCCACAGCATTAAAAGTCACAAGTACCGTTTGGATAATCACCGGTAGCGGTCTAACATAAGGACAATCATGTCATCGTATTCCAATCTTAAATTTGAAATTATTGATGTTGGCGGAAGTGACGGCGCATGGGGTGGTATTACCAACACAAATATTGGTACAGCCATTGAACAAGCCATTGTTGGTATGGCTGTGTTGGAAACAGCCGATTTTTCTTCCAATGCAATAACACTACCGTTTGCCAATACCCCATCTGCGCAAGACTTTCGTGCACTTTGTTTAAATATCACTGCTACGTTGACAGGCGCGGGAACAGTTAATGTGCCTGCAATTCAAAAACCGTACTTGGTTTTAAACAACTCAGTAGGTGGATTTGCCGTTACAGTTAAAGTTACCGGCCTAACGGGTGTTTCTGTTCCCAACGGCAAAGGATGCCTTGTTTACAACAATGGTACAGATGTTGGCGCAGCTATTACGCATTTGACTTCTTTAACTTTGGCCTCACCCCTTGCGGTGACTTCCGGTGGCACAGGCACAACCACCCCTGCCCTTGTACAAGGCACAAACGTAACAATCACAGGCAGTTGGCCTAACCAAACAATCAATGCTGCTGGTGCAGCGCAGGTTTATCCCAGCGCAGGTATTGCCAATTCAACAGGGTCTGCATGGGGCACAAGCTACACTACTTCGGGTAGCGGAACGGTGGTTGCGTTGGCAACCTCGCCAACACTGGTCACTCCCGTGCTTGGAACTCCTTCTTCAGGAATTTTAAGTGCTTGTACAGTAGACGGCACGGACGGTGTTGGTTTTAGAAATATCCCAATTAACAGCCAGAGTACGGACTACACATTGGTACTAGCTGATGCAGGCAAGAGTATTTTTCATCCTTCTACGGACGCAAACAGTCGCACATTTACAATCCCTGCCAACGGCTCCGTTGCATATCCTATTGGTACGGCAGTTAGTTTTTTAAACATGTCAGCAAACAATCTGACAATTGCAATTACTTCTGACACAATGTATCTAACGGCGCAAGGCACAACCGGCAGTAGAACTTTGGCACAATACGGTTCTGCAACAGCAATCAAAATGACAAGTACAACTTGGATGATTACAGGGAGCGCGTTGACATGAGTGGTATCCTTCAAAATTTTGCCTATGGCCGAGCATTCACCTCGGCTCCTGTAAACACTGTGGCTCCAGCGGTGACTGGCACGGCGCAGGCACGGCAAACATTAAGTTGTTCTACAGGCACTTGGACAGGAATTCCTACGCCTACTTACACATATCAGTGGCAGTACGGTGCTTCAAACACTCCCATTTCAGGTGCAACAGCTAGCACCTATGTTGTAGCAACTACGTATGTTGGTCAAACAATTCGTTGTGTAGTAACGGCAACTAACTCTACTGCGGCGGTTAGCGCAAACTCAAACTCGACTTCTGCTGTGACAGCCAACGTGCCAGCGGCACCAACAATTGGTACAGCAACAAGCGCAGGAGCAACAAGCGCAACAGTTACATACACAGCCCCTGCGGATAATGGCGGTGCAACAATCACGCTTTATACGGCCACATCTTCTCCCGGCGGTTTGACGGGTACTTTGGCTACTGCTGGATCAGGAACAATTACAGTTTCAGGTTTGACAACCGGTACGGCTTACACATTCACAGTTAAAGCAACTAACTCTGTCGGTCAAAGTGCCGCAAGTGCCGCGTCCAATAGTGTAACCCCTGCAATTGTTACGGGACAACAAGCATACACAACTGCTGGCACATATTCATGGACAGCACCTGCTGGTGTAACTTCTGTGTCTGTAATGGTGGTTGGAGGCGGGGGCGGCTCTATCGTACAAGATCTTGAACAATGTATCTGTTGCGTTACTTATGTAACCCCTTCAACAAGTGCTGGCGGTGGGGGCGCTGCTTTGGGGTGGAAAAATAATTATTCAGTAACTCCCGGAAATTCTTATTCAGTAAAAGTTGGTGCAGGTGGAACTGCAGAGGGTGCAAATGGTGGCAATAGTTATTTTGTTAGTACCGCTGTAATTTATGCCAATGGAGGAACAACACCAATTGGTTTTTCTAATTGTGGAGAAACAGCATCGTATTGGGGCCCCACTAACGGTGCCAATGTTGGCGGCGGCAATGGTGGATCTTCACATTACGTTTCAGAATACACACTTGGCTGTTCTAATGGCGGTGGTGGTGCTGGAGGTTATTCGTGCCCCGGAGGAAATGGTAAACGGGGTTCAGCTGTTTGGTTTTCTGGCGGTGAGTTTTATAGTCGCGCTGCTACAGCGGGATCGGGTGGTGGTGGTGGTGGTGGAACCAAAAGCACAACCGCTTCACAAGCATCAGGTGCGGGTGGAGGAGTTGGTCTTTTAGGTTTGGGCTCCTGTGGAACAGTAGGAAGTGGTAACGGCGGTGGTGGTGGCGGTGGTTCTGGAGGCTGTAGCGGAAGCGCTTTTAACGGAACAAGAAACGGCGGTACATATGGCGGCGGTGCAGGCGGAACAAGTGCTGTTGCAACCAATCGTACCGGAGGTACTGGCGGTGGTGGTGCTGTGCGTATTCTTTGGCCCGGCAACACACGATCATTCCCATCAACCAATACAGGTAATTTGTAATGAGCTACTACATTAAAGTTGAAAATGGGCAAGCGGTTGGACACCCTGCCATAGAAGAAAATTTGCTTGTTGTTTATGGACGGATACCTGAAGGTTGGGAGCCATTAACTTTGGTTGACCCTCACACATTACCGCAACGAGTATTAAAACAATATGCTTCAGAACCTACATACAAGATAGTTGACGGTGCATGGACACAAGTTTGGGAACAAATAGATAGCCCTCCTGAAATAATTGCAAAATATGTTGAGGTACAAAAAACACTGCTTTTAAGCTCCACAGAAAGTTTTTCAGATAATTTTTCAGCATGGGTGTTTAATCCTACAACTTTAAAATTTGAGCCCCCAGTACCAAAACCAACAGACGGGCACTACAAATGGCACGGCCCTAGCAATATGTTTAAAGAAGCACCTTTAAAACCAACAGACGGTAAAACCTATCGTTTTAACTTCTATACTTGGGAATGGGAAGAAATAATTTAAACGTTAATTAACAGGAGAACGGTATGGCAAAATCTAAAAAATCAAATAAAAGTTGTAAAGCAGCCGAGTCAGTTGCTGAAGTGGTGCAAAACACGCAAGTTCAAACTGCAGTGTACTTCCCGTCAACAATTTATGTTCTTGAGCGTCCTGATTTTTTAGAAACTGTAAGCCGTGTCTCTGAAGAAAACCTAGAAATTAGCCGTGCCAAACGAGATTTAAATGAAATCTACCCCGTTGTAATGACGGAAAGTTTTTTTGCCGATCCTCGCATGAAAGACTTTTCAGAGTTTGTTGGCGCTACTGCATGGAACATCTTGAACGAGCAAGGGTACAACATGCAAAACTTCAACACTACATTTATGGAAATGTGGACGCAAGAGCACCACAAGCACTCAGCCATGGATCAACACATCCACGGATACGGTTCTCAAATTGTTGGTTTTTATTTTCTTGAAACGCCTGAAAATTGTTCAAGGGTTGTGTTCCATGATCCGAGAGCATCTAAAACACCAATTGATCTACCAGAACAAGACGCAAGTGTTGCAACTTTTGCAAGCAAAATGGTTAATTTCCAACCAAAACCCGGCATGTTAATGTTTGCAAACGCTTGGTTGGCGCACTCGTTTACACGGCACGCGGCTGAAACACCAATCAAATTTGTGCACTTTAACTTAGGTGTACAGTACACTGAGAACGCTGTGTTCGCCGCACCCGCCGTTGCTGCTCCTGCTGGCGCAGAAGTAATATGAACACGTATCGCATCCGCTTTAACAAAGCCCGTGGCCAAGAAGGTCGCGGGACAGTGGATCATGTGTGGCGCGTGTTTGAAAACGGTAAAGAGTTTCTGTTCAAGAACCTTGACATCACCACGCCCGTCAAAAGCGAAAAAGATGCAAACGGGGTAGACTACAACATCACTTGCCAAGGCTATATGACAATTGATCGAGACACATCGACAGCAGTCATAACAGCCAAGGTCAAAAAGAAACTCCCAGAATTAGTATGATGTATGCGCTGGCTCCTTCTGTTACTGCTGTTGGGGCTAGTTGGAGCCGTAGCCAAGAGTGGCTGTCATGTACGCGAGTTCTATGGGATTGGCTATACAACGCACGACCCGACCGAGCGTCACAAAGAAATGATGGCGTGGCTCGACAAGAATGCGCCCTATTGCAAGTCAACCGAATACATGGTGATCTGGAACAATCTGGCAGAGTGGGCGGGCACGGCAGACTCCACATGGCTGCGGGCTAAAGTTGTTCATGGATACAAAGATGCGCTTGAACGTGAAAAGAAATGATTCCGCCCATACACAAGTGGTATCCGATGGTTCAGCCGGGGGGCGAGCCAACTAAGACGGATGCGCTTGAGCGCAGGCAAGAACGTCTTGAAGAAGAGTACAAGCAGGCGTTAAAGATGAAAAAGGTTAAGGACAAAATTGATGATCTTGAGTTTGAGTTGTACGTAAAGAAAGCTGAACGCAACCAACTTAGCCTTGAGATTTTTACAAACCGCAAAGTGGACATACTGGCATAACATGGTTACAGCAAAGAAACCCCCAGCTAAGGTAGCGCCTGTTAAACGGCGAACACCCAAGCCTAAAGCCGAGCAGACAATCAATGTGTCTGTTGCCGCGCCAGCACCTGCTAAAGCTGAAGCCAAGAAGGACGACAGCACTGTTGGTAAAGTCATTGGTTTGATTGAGTGGGTGGACAATCCGTTTAAGCTGTTTACAGTTATCCTGCTATCGTTCTTGTTCTTTGCTGGCTATTTTGCTTGGGACTCACGTACTGTCATCTTGAACGCCATAACAAGCTCAAGCCACCAGCCGCAGCTTAAAGAAATCAAAGTACTAGAACATGTAGCCCAAAAGCTACAAAAGGATTTAGAAGCCGAGACTGTGCTGGTTCACAAGGTAGCTTTGGTTGTAAATAGCCGGACTACGCTACTTGCATATGGTTCTAAGGGTCGGGAAACTTTGCTTGACGGCTACAACTCCACTCTGTTTGGCAAAGATTCAACCCGTAATACCGCAGTCATTGCCATGATGAACGGTGAAGTCTATTGCGATAAGCTGGTGGCCTCTGGTAAAACATCCGAGTGGGAAGAAAAGCAGGGCGTAGGTTACATCTGCCGTGGCTCTATTCCGCCTGAAATGGGCGCTTTTGAAGGTTACATTTCCGTTGGATTTACCAAAGAACCGCAAGACCTTGGCGCAGTCAAAACCCGTATTAACCTAGCCGCCACTGAGATGGCTAAATAAGGAGTAACCATGCTTGATATTCTTTCCGGGGGCTTGCTAGGCTCCATCTTTGGCGGCATCTTCCGGATGGCACCCGAGGTGCTGAAGTTCTTTGACAAGAAGAACGAACGCCAACACGAACTAAATATGTTTGCCCGTCAATGCGAACTAGAGACACTGCGTGGTCAGCAGAAGTTGGCTGAGATTGGCGCACAGCGGGAAGCCGCTATTGACGTAGGCGTAATGGATGCGTTTAACAACGCCATCACTCAACAGGCAGAAATGGTCAAAGCCGCAGGCGGTTGGGTAGCTAGTCTGTCAGCTTCTGTGCGCCCAGTAGTAACATATTGGGTACTATTCGTTTGGTCGTTTATCCATGTATGGTTTGCATGGAACGCATGGCTTGCCGGTGCGCCTGCCGTAGAAGTATTTAAAACCATGATGACACCTGACTTCTCAGCCCTGCTGTCTGGGACAATTAACTATTGGTTCCTTGATAGAACTCTGAAGCAGCGCGGCATATGAATCTAGAGTTAGCCGCTGCTCTATGCCGTCAGTTTGAGGGCTACCGCGCCAAGCCGTACCTTTGTCCGGCTGGTGTGGCTACGATTGGCTATGGTTCTACCTACTACGCAGACAAACGCAAGGTAACTCTGGAAGATGCGCCGATGGATGAACCCACGGCACGGTCGCTTTTGATGATTGAGTTAGAACATACATACTTACCCGGTGTTTTACGTAACTGCCCCGGCCTGATTACAGACGTACGTAAGTGCAACGCCATCGTAGATTTCTGCTATAACTTGGGCACGGGACGCTTGCAAACAAGCACGTTAAAGAGGAAAATCAACGCCAATGATTGGGAAGGGGCAAAAGAACAACTGATGCTCTGGACTAAAGGTGGCGGCAAAGTACTGCCGGGCTTGTTAAAACGCCGCACGGCTGAGTGCGCCTTACTGGATTGACCGATGCCATTACAAAAGATTCTGTTTAAGCCGGGCGTCAACCGGGAGAACACGCGATATACCACCGAGGGCGGTTGGTACGAGTGCGACAAAATCCGTTTCCGTCAAGGCAACCCAGAGATTATTGGCGGCTGGACACAACTTTCCGCAAACACTTTTCTTGGCGTGTGCCGTTCATTGTGGAATTGGATTGCGTTATCAGGCGCTAATTATCTAGGTGTTGGTACAAACTTAAAGTTTTACATTGAAAATGGTGGCGACTACAACGACATCACGCCTATTCGCTCCACAGTTACAATCAATGCCAATCCTTTTGTAGCTACAAACAGTTCATCGGTTATTACAGTTACTGACACCGCACATGGTGCTACTACGGGTTCTTTTGTTACTTTTAGTGGCGCAGTAGGGCTTGGTGGAAACATCACCGCTGGCGTGTTAAATGCCGAGTACCAGATTACGGTTTTGACGGCTAATACATACACTTTTGTAGCTACTGCTACAGCTAATGCAACCGATGCTTCTGGTTCTCCCGGTGGGGGATCATCTGTTGTTGCCGCGTATCAAGTCAATGCTGGCCCTGAATATGAAGTGCCAACTACAGGTTGGGGCGCAGGGGGCTGGGGTTTAGGTACATGGGGGTATGGCCTACCCGGCACAAACTCGTTGCAATTATGGAGCCAGATGAACTACGGGGAAGACCTTGTGTTTGGCCCCCGCGGTGGTGGTTTGTATTACTGGGATGCTGGGAGTGGCTTATCTACTCGCGGTGTTGCGCTCAATACGCTTGGCGGCACCGTTACATTTACCAACGCATCACCAACAGTTGTTACTTCCACCATCCTATATACAGAGGGCGCGGCACTACAATTTAACGCAACCACCTCTATGCCTACCGGCGTTTCTGCCAATACAACGTATTACGTCTTTGAAGTGGATGGGTTGACATTTAAACTCTTAGATAGCGCGGGGAACGCGGTTAATGCTTCGTCTACGGGTACTGGCGTTTATGTGTCTTTGATTGTTGATGCCCCTGTTGTACAGAACACTTTGACGGTATCTGACACTTCGCGTTTTATCCTTGTGTTTGGCACAAACGACTACGGCAGTTCCTCGATTGACCCAATGCTAATCCGTTGGTCAAACCAAGACGACATCTATAACTGGACACCTGACGCTACAAACCAAGCAGGTTTTACTCGTCTGTCCCACGGCTCAGAAATCATTACAACTGTACAGACCCGCCAAGAGATTGTGGTGTTTACGGACTCAAGCGTGTACTCACTGCAGTACCTTGGCCCCCCGTACGTGTGGGCACCTCAGTTGCTTGGCGATAACATCTCTATTGCCGGCCTCAACGCGGCAGTAATTGCTTCTGGTATCGTGTATTGGATGGGCGTAGACAAGTTCTACGCCTATGATGGCCGTGTGCAGACGCTTAACTGTGACTTGCGCCGCTATGTGTTTCAAGACTTTAATCAAAACCAATCTGCCCAAGTCACTTGTGGCACCAACGAAGGCTTCAACGAGGTCTGGTGGTTTTACCCCTCAAACGGTAGTACAGTAAACGACAAGTATGTAATTTACAACTATTTTGAAAAAGTCTGGTATTACGGCACGCTTGGACGCACAGCTTGGTTGGATTCCGGCTTGCGCTCATACCCAATTGCAGCCACATACAGCAACAACTTAGTCAACCACGAAGACGGGTTAAATGACAATCAGACCGCTATAACTGTTGCGCTTGATGCGTACATTTCCTCGTCGGAGTTTGATATCGGTGATGGTCATAACTTTGGCTTTGTCTGGCGGGTCTTACCGGACTTGACGTTCCAAGATTCCGTTGCATCCCCTTCTGCTGCAATGCCTTCCGTGACTATGACGTTATACGGGTTGGCTAACTCTGGCTCTGGCGTGACAAGTTCAGCGGGTGCTCCTGTTGCGCAAAGCAGTGCGTATGTGATTACCGAAGAGTTCACGGGCATGATCTTCACACGCTTGCGTGGTCGTCAGATGATCTTTAAGATTGAGTCCAACCAAATTGGTACGGCTTGGCAGCTTGGCGCCCCCCGTATAGATATTAGACCTGACGGCAGACGCTGATGGCTGAACTTAACGCAACCCCACCAAACCTACCACTGGCTCCATTGGAATACGAGCGCCGGTATCAGGATCAGTTGAACAACATTTTGCGTTTGTTTTTCCGTCAAATCTCTAACCCCGGTAATATGGGTGGAGCCACACTGAACCTTGATCTTGCAACACTGCCAACCGAAGCTGATTTTGCTAACTTACGGTTGGGTGATGTGTACCGAGACACACAAGACGGTGTACAAGCTGGTAGCCAAATGCTTCGCATAAAGACATCAACATGATATTATCCAGCAACCCCCATTTTGAGAGGCAAAAATGAGCCTGCATAAGTTTGCCGAACAGGTAGCCGCACACGGTCGCGGTGACGACTCTTTACTTGTACACATGACGCCGGACGAAGTCCAGCGCCTACAAGCTTTTGCCGAAGCTAACGGCACGACAATGACCATCAATCCGCATACGGGTTTACCCGAAGCGGGCTTCCTTTCCGACTTGTTTAAAGCTGTAGCCCCTATCGCTCTTGGCGCGTTCTTAGGCCCCGGTGCTTTTGGTATTGCAGGTTTGGGGATGAGCGCTGGTATGGCTGGCGCGGCTGTGGGTGGGTTGACTACTTTGGCTACCGGCAGTTTGTCTCGTGGACTCATGGCCGGATTGGGTGCGTATGGTGGAGCAGGGCTGGGGGCTGGGCTTGAAAGTGCTGGCACTAGCGCGCTTGCGGCTGACGCTACTGGCGTGGCTTCTGGTCAAATGATGTCTGACACTTTGGCCGAGCGTGGGATATTTCCTACGTTAGAAGGCGGTGCGGTAAATCCTGAATATATTACTGAAGCAAATAAAGCCGTGTCAAACGCGGTATCGCAAGGCACAAACGCGTCCACAGCGGCGAAAATGTCTGCTGGATTTGGTTCTGTTGCAAACGACCCATTGAGTTTTGCCAAAGATAATTTTAAATATTTGGGTGCTGCTGCCGCACCAATTATGGCTGGCGCTATGGTTCCTACAACCACCAAGATGCCAGACATTCAAAGCAACGACACCATCAACCAATTCATTTACGGCCCGACAGGTTATCGCCGTTTGAACCCTGTGCCTGCTGCCAACTATGGCACTCCCGCATATAAGCCTTTTAATGAAGGCGGCATCGTGGCGCTGAATAGTGGCGGTGTGCCTCGCTATGGCGGCGCTGGTACTAGCTTAATTAAAGAAGCCGATCTCAACAACATCTACGCTAATCTTGGTGGCCCAAAAGTTTTTGACACGATTGCCACAAACTATTTAAATGCTGGAGGTGACGAAGCTGGACTGGCTTCTATCATGTCTAAATACGCAACAGCCCCCGCTGCGGCGCCTGTTGCCGTTGCCCCTGTTGTCGCGGCTCCTGCTGTTACTACCGCGGCTCCTGTTGCTGCCGCAGCTACGTTGACACCCCAACAGCAAGCGGCCATGAACTTGATGCTCCAGTCATCCATAGGTAGCGTTGATACGTCCGCATTTGACGCTTTGGGCGGTTCTGCTGCGGTTAGGAAGCTGGCCGAATCTGCTGGATATACGGGCGATGCAACACAGTTGTACGACTATGCAGCAAAAACTCCCGGCGCTGTTGATTGGAAGTCAAAGGCGGGCGAACAGTTGGCTTCAAGTTACGTTGCGGCCCGTGATGCAAAAGCATTTACTGATAAATTTAAAACTCCTGCAGATCAAGCACTGGAGTTGATGTATCGAGCCACTACTGTTGGAGGCCCCACTGCCGCATTTGACTCTTTAGGTGGTTATGCAGCAGGAAGAAAATTAGCAGAATCTGCAGGCTTTGATGCTACTCCTGAGTGGCAAGCAGAGTACGAAAAGAAAATGGGGTATCCCGTTGTCTCACGTTTGAGCACTGCGGCAACAATAGCCGCTGATAAAGCTGCATCTGATAAAGCAGGCATAACAACGCTTCTCCCTAAAGATATTGGCGCTGATACACGCCTCGACTACACAGGCGACGGCACGGCCACAGTCAAACCTGTAGCCGTCACATCAACCGGCACATACAATAAAGTGGCGGGTAACACGTACGTTCCCCCTGCTATTGGCACAGCCGTTGGTCAAGGTACATACCAAGGCCAAGGCACGATGGCGTCGTCTGGCACACAAGGCCCGATCGTTGACTTCAAAGGTAAGTCTGCATTTACCACAGACCCTATAACTCTAGCTAAACAGCAAATTGCAGATAAAGCCGCTGCTAAAACAGCCGCAGATGCAACCAAGCTTGATTTGTATCGCCAATTTGGTATTCAAAACCCAACAGCTACTGAATTGGATCACGTCAACTTTATTGACAAAATTGGTTTGGCCCCAGAGACAGCGGCGCAGCTTCTCAATATCAGCCCAGATCAAGCCAAAGACAAGTATTACAACGCCAAGTTCAACCAACAGACTGGCGACTCGATGGCGGCGTACAAATACCTCATGGGCCAAGGCGCATACCCAACCAAGTCCGGTGTGGGTGAGATTGCCCGTCCGTATGCGGAAGCCACGCTTGGCATGCCTGCCAGCACCAACAGACAGTACACATACGATCAAGCCACGGGCAAGTACGTTCGCAATCCTGACTATGTAGCCGAGTACAAAGACCCAACTGGCGGCACTAACTATTTGATGTCGCCAAAAGAAATCTTTAATTACTTCAAGACCAACGCCAACCAAGACGACGCAGTTACGTACGCATGGGCGCTTGCAAACAACTTGACGCCAAAAGAAATCTCTGAAGCTACGGGTGTTCCAATTTCTCAAATAGCACCGAAATGGCGTGCGGCGGCGTCTAAATCTGCGGCAGATAAAGCGGCAACCGAAGTTAAAAATGAAGACGGCACTATTAACAAGGAAGCTACTGACCAGAAAATTGCGGAAAAAGCCGCTGCCGATAAAGCCGCCGCTGATGTTGCTGCCGATAAAGCTGTCAAAGATAGCTGGGATGAAGCCGCTTATCTAGCCGCAAACCCTGACGTTGCTGCAGAGTTAGCTTCAGGTAAATCGGTGTCTGGAAAACCTGTTAAATTTACATCTGGGTACGAACACTACACTATGTATGGCAAAGATAGTGGAAGACAAGCCACTACCAAAAAAGCCGCTGGTGGAGACATTAGGGGGTACGCCATGGGTGGCTACGCCGTAGGCGGTGGCCTTGGCTCTTTGGGTTCTTACTCTGATGGTGGCCGTTTGCTCAAAGGCCCCGGTGATGGTGTGTCCGACAGCATTCCTGCAACGATTGGTGCTAAGGGTCAACCTGCACGCCTTGCCGATGGCGAGTTTGTAGTGCCTGCTCGGATTGTGTCTGAACTGGGTAATGGCTCAACCGATGCCGGAGCCAAGAAACTCTACGCCATGATGGATCGTGTGCAACGTGCACGCGGCAAGACCACAGGCAAAAACAAAGTAGCGGCCAACAGCCGTGCTGACAAATACCTTCCCGCGTAAGGATAGATCATGGCCGACATAATCCCAACACAACAAAACATATCGCAGACCTCCCTTCCTGACTACGCCAAGCCGTACGTTCAGGATTTGTTAGGTCAAGCCGCAGCGGTTACCGACATTAACACCAACCCCTACATGCAGTACATGGGGGATAAAGTTGCGCAGTTCACGCCTTTGCAACAGCAAGCCTTTAGGGGTGCGCAGAACATGCAGGTGGCTCCTCAAATTCAGCAAGCTTCTGATATGACTGGGCTGGCTTCACAAGCCGCCATGAACTACGGCAACTACGATCCTGCTAAATTTTCTGCGTACGCTGTCAACAACCCTGATCTGCAGTACTACCAGATGGGTGACGCGGAACGCGTGGGCACTCAGTCCTTTACGCGCCCCGGCATGGCCGAAGCCTACATGTCACCGTACATGTCCAATGTGGTTCAGCGTCAACAACAAGACGCGGCTCGTCAAGCGGCTATTGCAGGACAGACTCAACAAGCCCAAGCAGCCCGTAGCGGTGCGTTTGGTGGCAGTGGTGACTACCTCATGCGCGGTCAGATGCGTAACAATCTGGCTCGTCAGCAAGGCGACATCTTTGCGCAAGGTCAGCAAGCCGCATACAGCCAAGGCCAACAGCAATTTAATGCTGAGCAAGCCGCACGCTTACAGGCTCAACTGGCTAATCAACAAGCTGGTATCACCACGGGCGGCCAAAACTTACAAGCCAAACTAGGTGTACAACAATTAGGCGCTGGGCAGAACATGCAAGCCCAATTAGCCAACCAACAGCAAAACATGACAGCGCAGCAGCTTGCCGAGCAGTCACGCCAATACGGTGCAGGTCTGGGACTTCAAGGTCTGCAGACAGCGCTGACAGGTGCAGGTCAACTGAGTAACTTGGGCAACACGTCCTATAACCAGATGATGGGCATCAACCAACTGCAAGGTCAGTATGGCGGTATGCAACAGCAACAGACGCAAAACATCCTGAATCAGCAGATGCAGGACTTCCAGAACTACCAGAACTACCCATACAAACAGTTGGGCTTCATGTCTGACATGCTCCGTGGTTTGCCTCTGACTCAGCAATCCAATACGATATATCAAGCAGCGCCTTCTATGGTGTCTCAAGTAGCGGGTTTAGGCACAGCGGCATTGGGTGCAAGTAAACTGTTTGGTGCGGCTGGGGGATCTACCGACGACTTGGAACGCCGCCCTGCTGGTCTGGCAGAATTAGCTATCCATAACATGGGCTGAAGAACATGGCATTACCAAACTCCGAAAAGATCACATCGCAAATTGCGATACTGCCCGATGCTGCGCTGAAGCAGATGGCCATGATGCACAAGAACGACCCGTACGTTCTCCCCTTGATTATTTCCGAAGATGGCCGTCGCAAACAGATGCGCCAAGCTGCGCAAGCTCAGATGGCAGGTCAGCCCCAACCCCGTGTAGCAGATGCTGCCGTGGCACAGATGGGTCAACTTCCCGAAGATCAAGGCATTGGTCAGCTTCCTGCCCCCAATATGCAGCACATGGCTGACGGCGGTATTGCGGGCTACGGAGACGATGCCAACGAAGGCTACGGCATGGGTGGTATGTTTGACTTTGCTCAACGTAGCGAGCCTGTATTGCGTATGTCTGGCGGCGGTGCGGTACAACACTACGCCGGCAAAGGCGAGCAGCTTGTTCGCACAACCGACGGCGGTAAGACTTGGTTCTTAGACGTTCCTTCAGCTTCTCGTGGCAAACCTTCTGCGGCGGCGTCTTTGGCCAATCAAAAGTTTTCTAGTAGACAAGAGGCTATTGCTGCTTTTGACGCGCTTGAAAATACAGGCACTGTCGAGCCTCAACCGGTATGGGGTATGGGCATGCCTATGAACGTGGGTATGCCTGCCGGAACTGATGTTTCTACGCTTAAACAACCTGCTTATGTACCCCCCGTTGCGGCTCCCGGTGCGCAGCCTAGTAGCAACAAACCGCCTGCTCCTCCTGTTGAAAAACAAGGGCTAGCTACGCTTGCACCTTCAAAAGCAATGACAGTCGAAGAAGCCAAAGCACAAGCCGGTGAGTTTGTTGATTTTGAAGACGCTCGTACTGCTTTGAGGAAAGCCGAAACAGATCAAGAATCCCAAGGCGCACGCATGCGCACTATGTTGGCTGACAACTTGCCCAAGACTCCCGCACTGCAAGGGCTGGAAAAACTACTGGACAAACAAGATGCTGAGACGGGTGGCGAAAAAGACAAAGCTGCTGGCTTGGCGCTGTTGTCTGCTGGCTTGGCCATTGCTGGCGGCTCTTCACGTTTTGCCTTGCAGAACTTGAAAGAAGCCATCCCTGCGGTCACTCAATACGGCGAAGCGCTCAAAGACATCAAGAAGATGGAGCGTGAAAACATGAAAATGCGTGGTGAAATTGAGCAAGCCCGCCGTGCCGAAGGCCGTGATGACACTAAGCTTAAGCTTCAGTTGGAAGAAAAGATTGGTGAACGTCAAGACAAGATTAACGAGTTGGGTATTGGCCTTACTTCCAAGATTGCAGGCACAACCGCAGACGTGTCTTCTAAACTGTGGACGACGGCATACGAAGCAAACAACCGCAAAGACATAGCCCTCTTCGAAGCACAAAACCGCAAAGATGTGGCCGGCATTACTGCGGCTGCACACGCTAATGCAGAACTTAACAAGTACACCCAGTTAGGTTTAGCGGCGCCTGATAGCGCTTTGCGCAAAGGTTTTAGTTTGTACCAGCAGGATCGCCAACAAGCAGGTGTTCTTGCAAACTACGAAAAAATGGCTGGCGATCAGACCATGACCACAGGCGGCAAGTACGCAACCAAAGGCGAAGAGTTTCGAGCCAAGTACCCAACACCGGAAATATATGCTGCCGCTATAGCTTCGCTAAGTGGGGCAGGCGGTCAAGGACAGATTTACTCTGACACCAATGTAAATCCAAACGCTGTACGTTCGCGGTAAATCGCGCCATAATAGCGACACGCGCTTCTTGAACTCCGGCATCGCGTGGCCGGAAGACAATTCGATTGATAGCAATGGCTAACTACATCAAACTGCCGGACGGCTCTTTCTTTCCCGTTGAGGAAGGTGAAAACTACACATCCGCTATGCGTGCTGCGTACGCAAAGTACCCAGAAGCGTTTGGTGCAGAAAAACAAGAAGCCCCTAAGAAAAGCGGTATCACTGGTGCCATCGGTAAAGGGTTTGAATCCACGCTAAGTCAACTTCGTTCTGGCGTTGGCAAATACATAAACCCCGAAGAAGCTGCTGTAGCCGGGTTGCAACGTGGCGAAGAAATTTCAGGTAAATACGCCGATCAAATTGGAATTGATAAAGTCAAAGAAGCATACAACAAAGATGGTGTTCTTTCTGCGGCTAAAGAAGTTGGTCGCCAAATCCCTTTGGCTATTGCCGAACAAGCGCCTAACCTTGCGGCTTCTTTTGGTGGAGCGCGTTTAGGAGCAATGGCGGGTGCTCCGCTTGGCCCTTATGGTGCATTGGCTGGGGGCGCGTTGGGAGCTTTTCTTCCATCTAAATTACAGAGCTTAGGCGGTGACATTGAACGTCAAGCTCAAGAACAAACTGCTCGAGGTGAGCCTGTAAAAATTGACACGGGTGCAGCAGAACTTGCTTCTACAGGGCAAGGAGCTTTAGAAGTCATCGCCACATTCGTCCCGTTTGGTAAACAGCTTGTTTCTAAATTGACGGGTATCCCCGCTAAAGCGTTGACCATTGGTACAGGTAATGCGGCAAAACTTGCCGAAGAACGCCTTGCTACTACGCTTGCCAAAGGCACGGGGGTGGGTGTGTTGGCCGAAGTGCCAACAGAGATTACTCAACAAATGCTGGAGCGTGCACAGGCAGGGTTATCCCTAACTAGCCAAGACGCTCTGGAAGAATACGGGCGCACAGCCTATCAAGTCGGTTTGCTTGCCCCACTGGGTGCGGCAGGCCGCTTGTCCTCAAAAGCCGGTGCTAAGCAAGAAGTTGCCGCCAAAAAAGCGGAAGAGCAAAACCTTGCCGTTACAACAGCGTTTAAAGAATCCGAAGCCAAGGCCACAGCACCCGAAGCACTGACCCAACTGGACGACCAGTATCGTGCTGCAACGCAGCACATGGCGTCTTTGCAACAAGACTTGGTCAAGCCTGCCAAGGGTGCTACGCCAGAAGAGAAAGCCGCATACGCCCAAGCCAAGCAAGAGTTTGACACTTTCCGCAAGGAAGAGTTCATGCCTTTGAAGCAAGAGTATGAGAAGCGCAAGCCCCTGATTGAAAAGATGCAGGACGAGCGCCAAGCCGCGCTAGAGGCGCAAACTGGTGCGGAGCAACCCACAGCAGCCAAGTACGGGACAACCGACATCCCCGGTGCCGCGCCGTATTCACAACAACCCGTTGTGCGTTTGATGGAGCAACAAGACAACTTGCGCCAGCAGTTTGGTCAGCTAGAAGACAGGTTGACGGCAGCCACACCAGAAGAGTACGCACAGATTCACCCCGAGTACGAAGCAGTCAAAGCACGTCTGACGGAGATGGGTAGTGCCATCGACGAGCGCGGCGGTGTGTCGGTGTCCGAAAAAGACTTTGTCAAACAGTTGGCCGCTGAGACTAAGAAGTTCCAAGACTTCCAGCAAAAGGGTGAGTTTGATAAAGCCAAGGAGCAAGCTGACAAGCTGGCCAACTTGAAGAAACGCCAAGCATTGTTTGATGAGATGCGTGCTGCCCGTGAGCAGCGTGGCCAGACGGGTGAGTTGTTTACCCAAGAGCAAGCACCTTTGGCTCCAACGGAAAAGCCTGAAGGCCCAGCGCAGCCAACCACTGTGCCCGGTATTGCAGAAACACCTGCGCAAGCCATGCAGTTTGAACCCAAGGAAGTGGTGGCTGAGACGCCCCGCCCCGAAGGTTACGGCATGAAACCCGTAAAAGAAGCGGTGACTTTGCCAAGCCAACGCGATCCAAAACAACTCGACATCTTTAGCCAAGAGAACATTACGCGCACGGGCATGACGCCTGAAGAACGCGCAGCGGCTGATCGCCGTGTTGCGGAAGCCACAAACGTTCCTGCTGGACGGATAGCTCAATCTATCAAAGACGCTGAAAAGCAGCGCATGACTCGGGTACTAGATACACGTTTGAATCTTGCCGGAACAGAAGCCCAGCGCACTGTGACGCCAGAGCAGTACGACGCAACAATGGAGCAGATCAAAACGCTTCACAATAAAGTTGTGAAAGCACAAGGCAACGCCACCAAGTCTTATTTGCAACAGTTGTTTGATTTGGCAGACCAAGAAAAAGCTTTGGTGGATAGCATCAACACTGCGCAAACAGCAGGCAAGTCCGTTACGCGCTTGAACAAACAACTTAATGGTCTTCGCAATCGCTACGACAACATCTTCAACACGCACGTTGATCCCGCTCGTAAAAAGATTGAAACGTTGTACCAAGGTATGTACAAGGCTAAACCTGCGGTCAAAGCCAGTGTTGTGGCGGCTGAAAAGAAAGCAGCCGGCGAAGCCCAGCTTGGCACGCTCAAAATTAAAAACGCTGAAGGCAAGACCATTGGCGCTAAAGTAAGCCGCGCTGTCAAAGAAACCAAACGGATTAGCGAAGGCAACGTTCGTAAGGAAGCCGAAGACTCTGCGCAGATGCGCAAACTGGCCGATGATTTGGGCAGACAAGAACCTGAGTTTGACAAACTGGGTAAATCCATGACGAAGCGCTTGAAGGCGCTTCAAGAGAAGTACGGCAGAAACGACCCTGCTGTGACTGCGTTCCAGCTACAGATGAACGATGCGCTAAATGCCAAAGCGCTTGAACTTGGGCGGCAAACACCAGAGTACAAGGCTACGCTTGCGGAGCAGACAGGCATTGTTAAAGAAGCACTGGCGCAAAGCAAACAGACAACCCCATCTAAACGCACTGTTCAAGAGACTCGTAAGGTGCGCCGTGCACCAACGGAAGAACGTACAGGCTCTGCTGAAAGCCGTGCAACTACAGAAAGAAAAGCTTTGCGTGAAGCAGGTTCACGCTTGACCAAAGCGCAGGTTGAGGAGCTTGTCAAAACAGCGTATGACACCGATGGTGGCACAGCCTACCGCACCCGTGAGACAGAAGGCGAGAGCGTTGATCCTAAAGCCGCATCGGACTTCATTGAAAAAGTGCAGAGTAAACTGCCTGAGAACGTCAAGCTGGTATATGCCGCTACCCCCGGCAAGATTCCTGTTCGTCTGCTCAAGCAGATGTCCAATGAAGGCATTGACCCAACCGAAGCCATGGTGCAAGGCGCTGTATTCAGTGACGGCACGGTCTTGGTGGTGGGCGACCAGCACGTTGACTTGAAAGATTTGGAAGCCACCGTACTGCACGAGTTGGTTGGCCACTACGGTATTGACACCATCATCGGGCTAGAGCGCCTCCAAGCCTACGCCAACAAGACAGACCTTCGTGCACTGGCTGAAGAAATTGGTGGCCAAGACCTGCTCAACGAAGTGATCCGTACTGCGCAAGCTAACGAACGCATGGGTCGAAGCGTAGAAGTTCAGAAACTTCAAGCACTGCGCGAGATCATTGCGCATACTGAAGAAGCTCGCGTAAACGAAAGCTTCAAACAAAAAGCTGGCCGATGGCTCAAAGAGTTGATCGGGATGGTTCGCGCAGGCTTGCGTGACATGGGCTTTACTTCTTCCTCTCTACTATCAACATCTGACGTTTTCTATTCTTTGCGTCAGTCTCGTCAGGCGTTTGCATCCAAACGGCTTGGCCCTTACCGCGCAGCCGATGGCCAGATTGCTTTCCGTACCAAGGTTGACCCCGGAGTTAAGTCTTCGTTCATTGCAACCAAGCCTTCGATCAAAGACCGCCTCATGGGGAACTTCCTTGGGTTGGCGGGTCGCGTGCAGTTGGTTGACCAGCATGCCGCCATCTCTGAAGCATTCAAACGTGGCGCAGATAAGGGCATCATCTCCTCTGCCGAGGCGCTTAACGGTGAATGGTTGTTACGCTTTGGGCAGAACGTAAGCCAATACGCTCAGCAATTCATGACGCATGGCCGTGTGCAATATCAAACCGTGACACGTAATGGCGTGACGGAAAAGATTTTCATGAGCGACAAAGGCCCCAACATGTTGGATGCCGCCGAAGCGTTGTACAAGGGCAAGTTTGACAGCGACACAGAAGCCGAAGCGTTCTTGACTGCCTACGTTGCCGGGCAGCGTGCCGAAGCTGTGGGCTGGGAGAAGCTGAACTACAAAGACCCTGCCGCAGTCAAGCGCGAGTACCAAGAGCGCATGGCCGCACTCAAAGCAAACCAAACACAGTTTGATGCCGTGCAGGAAGCTGCCAAGATTTATCAAACGTACAACAACGGCTTGATTGACTTCCTTGTGCAAACGGGCGAGATGACTCCCGAGAAAGCTGCAGCGCTCAAGAAGATTCCTTACATTCCGTACTACCGCGTGGACGGCGACTCACTCAACTTGTTTGTGGCTGGGGAAAAACCCATCCGTATTGGCAACGTCAAAGACCAACCCGAACTCCAGCAACTGGTGGGCGGTGAAGATCAGATCATGCCAATCTTTACGAGTGCAGTGCAAAATACTTTTATCTTGACCCGGATGGGTTTGCGCAACGCCATGATGAAAGACAACTCTTTCCTCCTGCACAAGCTTGGTATGGCCAGCAAAATTGGCCCCGGCATGGGCCCCAAAGGAGAGAACGTTGTTCGCTTCAAAGTCAAAGGCAAGGATCACTTTGCTGTCATTGACACAGACAAGTTTGACATCCCCGCTGAGTTGGTGGTCAAGGGTATGGAAGGCATCAAGACCACACTGCCAGCCGCTATCCGTCTGATGGGCTACCCCGCAGATATTCTGCGTAAGTTTGTGACTCGCAACCCTGCGTATGCTGTGCGTCAGGTTATCCGCGATCCTTTGAACGCGTGGCTCACTACTGGTACAGACGCTACGCCTGTCTTAAGTTCCATGAAAGAGTTGGCTAAGATGGTGGCGGGGCGTAGCGAAACCGAAGAACAGCTTATGCGTACAGGCGCGATCAGTAGCAACGTCTTCTCCGGCAATGCCCGTGACATGGATATGCTTTTGCGTGACATTACCGCTGGTAAATCTGGTTGGGCTAAGTTGATGGCCAAGGCTGATGCGCTTGCTATGCAGGGCGATGCGGCTACCCGTGCTGTGATATATAAGGAATCCATTGACAAGGGAATGTCCGAACAACAGGCGCTTCTCCGTACGCTTGAGTCCATGAACTTTGGCCGTCGTGGTTTGTCGCCTAGCATGCAGATGCTCTCGACTGTGATCCCGTTCTTTAACGCACAGATTCAAGGTCTGGACGTGCTGTACCGCGCATACAAAGGACAGATGCCGTTCAATGAACAGCTAAAGATCAAAGAGAAAATGATGCAACGCGGTATGTTCATGGCGTTGGGAACCATCGCTTACGCCGCCGCTATGCAAGACGACGAAGCCTACAAACGTGCCAAGCCAGAGGAACGCTACGGCAACTGGTTCATCTACATCCCCGGCTTTGACGAACCTATCAAAGCGCCTATCCCGTTTGAATTGGGTTACTTGTTTAAGGCGTTGCCCGAAGCTGTGTGGAACATGGCGGCAGGTGACGAGAAAGCCTCCAAAGCAGTGGGCGGTTTCCTCAAACTTCTTGGCCAGTCCAATCCGTTTGGTCTGCCCCAAGCTGTCAAGCCTGTGGCTGAAGTGGTACTCGGTAAGTCGTTCTTCAGTGGCGACATTGAATCAGCCCGTGAGAAGCAACTGCTGCCAAGCGAACGCTACCGCGACAACACAACGGAACTTGCCAAGCTCATCGGAGCAGCAACGGCAAGCAAAACCGTCAAGGACATCACGGGTAAGGAAGGCATCACGCCTATCGAGATTGACTACCTCATCCGTGGCTACACCGGCGGTCTGGGTATTGCCATTGTGCAGTTGGCCAACCCGCTGTTTAACATGGAAATGAAATCTGATGTTGCCAAGCCATCACTTAAGTTGAGCAAGACTCCGTTCATTGGTGGTTTGTTCCAACCCGTTGAAGGCCGTGGCACACTGGACGAAGCGTATAGCATGATGGAGCAGGTCAAGCAAACCAAGGCCACGTACAACAGCTTGGTGGAAAAAGGCGAACGTGCCGAGGCCAGAGCCTTCGCACAGGAGAACGCAGATAAGTTGGCGCTTGCTTCCACATCCGGTCAGGTATTCAAGTTCTTGGGCGAACTAGCCAAGCAAGAGCGCATAGTGAAAGCCGATCCACGCTTGACTACCGAGCAGAAAGATGAACGCTTGGCAAGACTTGACCAACAAAAGATCAACTACGCTCGTCGCTTTATCCTCCTAGGCGATAGAACCACACGCCAGTAAAACCGTCCCTGACCCCGACCTTGGCTCGGGCGTCAAACAAACGATGGCCGAGGGCTTTATTTAAACCCTCGGCTTTTATCTCAGCCGTGTCGATGCAAGGGACAAAGAACCCCTGCCCCCTCTCAAGCCGCTGCCATGGATACTGGATTGATAATTTCTTCATCCAAGGTCGAGTTCTCTCTGGAGATTTTCATTGTTGAAACCCGCATCGGGGGGCCGCTGGTTCTAGCCATCATGTCTTTCTTGGGCATGTAGGACACCACAAATTGCTTCTCAAGCTGACGCTTGAAGTCAGCGTAACCAAAGCTCATGTTGGAGCAGAAGGTTTTAAGCAAGCGCTCCTCAATGTAGAAGTCTGTGTGGTTGGCTGTTACGCCATGCTCCACCCGCCCCATAACTACCGAGCGAGTTGTCGATGCGTCAATCTCAGCAGTACCGCCAAGGAGTGCCACAGCGCCAGACTTGGAGTTAAAGCGCACCACCACGAACTTGCCGTAATACTCTTGGATGAAGCCGTTGAGCACATCCTCTGCACTGCGCTTGTTGGTCTTGATGTTGCCCCGAGCCGTGTTGACACGCAGGATCAGAAAGTCTTTCATCTCGCTCAACGGGAAGTCAATAATGCCAAGGTGCTTACTGCCCAGAGACAGGCCAGCGGCCATCATTGCACCGATGCCGGCCATCCAGAAACGCTCGTCATTGGTAGCGTTGAAATCCTTGTAGCAGTTACGCACGATCTCAGGCACAAGGGTCTTGAGCATGGGCACATTCTTGGCCAAGAAGTTAGCCAACTCGTATCCTACCAAGGCGTAGTTCTTATGCAAGGACTTGATGACCTCGATCTCATGGGGCTCCCACGACAACTCTTCGTCCATGATGAATTCAAGAACGCGGCGCAGTTCACCCTCAGACGAGTGCTTGCGTGATCCGGTTAGGTAGTCCACAACGTGGGTATTGGAGGACATGATGGCCACTGTCTGCCAAGTCGAGAGGTTGATACGCTCCTTGTTAGCGCCTGACTCCATACGCTCCTTGCCGCGACCCTCGGTCATGTCCAGTAGGAACTCGGGAAACCACTCAGCATCCTTGCGGTTCTTGGCGGTGATCTCATCCGTTACTAGCGGCATGCTGCCAAGCAGTCCAAGGCGTTGTTGCATGGCGACAGGCGATGTGCCCTTACCAGTGCGGTAGTGAACGGGGTGACCCCAGACTGAAGCCGCACCTTCCAGCGCCAGTGACTTACCCGTACCCGACTCGGTTGAACCGCAGTGATAAGTCATCCCATAAATGCCCGTAAACCGCATAAAAGGGGCGCTGGCGCCTGCCAAAACGATGGACAGATGTCCATATAGCCTCTTGGCAATTAAAAGCTTTATGAAGGCTACCCAAGTTTCCATTGAACCAGTAGGTCTGGTGTTGGCCACGATGTTCTCAAGACCGGGCATCGGCACTTCGACAGGGGCTCCAGTGGCGCTGAAGATTTTGCCTGCGAAAACAAAAGTATCATTATCTTGCCAGCCGTAGTTGGCTGGTACTTTGACGGGTGATTTATCGTTGCTCATTTTCTCCACGCTCGCACGTACGTAATCAAATAAATTCTTATCGTTGCCTCGACCAAACGATGCCACGATATTCTGGTTGGCCAGTGCCTTGACTGTTTCATCTTGACTCACGACAGCCTTCTGCGCCATCGTAATGTTCTGTACGCCCTCACGCCTGATGGCCATGAAGTGCACTGTGTGTTCTCCGTTGTGGCTCAAGATGTCCACAGGGAAAAGATCGTAGGGAATAATCAAAACGCTACGCATGACCTTGTTGCCCTGCGCGTCTTCGTCTTCCTTCTGAATGAAAATGCCACCGCGCTCACCATAAGCGTAGCCACGGGGTGCTTCAGGGCGAAGCACCTTCTTGACTTCCTCGTCCATTGAAACGCGGGGTAGCTCCACCACACTCTCAACTGTGGTCACCGCCATGTCGCGGCCAAAGATCAGCGGGTTTGTAATCTTGCCCCAGTGTGGGCAACTTGGGCAGACTCCGGGGTTCTCCGAATCCATCTTCGTGCAGGGGTAGGGGCCTTTGATTTCAGCCAACTTGGTGCGCATGCGGTCTTCGCTGTACGGGTGCATGTCGCTGATCCACTTCGATGCACCTTCGCCATCCACACAGACCTTCGTCCAAGACAGGATACCGCGCCACAAAGGTTCCATGCCGTCCTGTTCAGCGTGCTCTACGTAGTGTGAGATTTGGCCACAGCCTGTACCAGCACGGGTCTTGACCACGATGTTCTTGAAGCGGGTGACGCTGTTCTCAAACAACTTGACCTGACTTGCGCTTGGTGTGGATGGTCTAGTACCGGGAAGCTCAACCACGTTGTCAGGCTGTTTGGCCATACTTACTTCGTACTGCGTGCCGATCAGGTTCTTCTCCACCACTGCGCGGATGTCTGCCAACTCGAACACAGCGCCTTCGCTCATGAAGCGCACGTTGGTTTGAGCGCGCACCTTCTTGCGATTCTTGATGCCGGTATTGATCGTGGCAGGGATGCGCAGGACGCGGGATGCGTCTGACGTTACTGTGGGGTCAATGTCCAGTTTGTTCTGGTAGCACATGCGCTTGAACGCCTCGGCCACCGGCTTCCACTCGTTGACATCCACAGCTTCGGAGAGTGGCCAGTATGCGTGCACACCACCGCCAGACGCCACCATCCACGGGTCGCCCAATGCAGACAACCCAGTAGTCTCGGTGAACTCCATGATGGCTTGAGCCGCCAGCTTTGCACTAGCGTACGCCTTGGGCTTGATGTTGCCTTCCGCATCAGGCAGGTCTTTGGGATGGTTGCAGTCCACGTCGATGGCAAAGGTCTTGACCATGTGCACGTTATCCGCAGTCCTGTTGTTGTCGTCCCCAAACGTACCTAACGCAAAGTAAATATCTTCACCCGCCTTCTTCCATCTGTCGATGAAAGGTTGTGCTTCCTCCAGTGTGTGAACATAGGCATGTTCTTTTCTTTTTGAAAGTTCCACCACGCAATAGCGCCCATTTCCGGGCGGTGGCAAAACCGCCGCTACAAACTCAAGCGGTTCCATATTGTTTGCCTTGTCAGAAAAGGTTTTGTTGTTGGGGGTCTATGAACGGATGTTCGTCAGTTGGGGAAAGCGCCACGAATCGGCGCAGTAATTCCTTCTGCCATTCCTTTGGCATACCGAAAGGATCGTCTACCGCATCAGCGCAGTAGTTGATGAGTTCCCTGTTAGTCAGGGTTCTAGGTTGTATTCCTTGCATATTTTTCTCCATGCTTGTTCTGCGTCCTTTGAGGACTTCATTATTTCTAAAAGGAGTTCGACGCGGTTTTGATACGCGACAAAAACATCCTTACCTTCGAACCAGTTGTACACAGTTTGGCGGGTGACTCCGAGCGCGTAAGCAATCTTCGTCACAGGGAAATCTAAATAGATCGCCCAACGCCCAAGCTGATTGCCGGGCGTTTTCTTGGCAGCCATGACTGCGTCAATTACTCTTTGTGAATAGGCCATAGTGTTTTAGGTGGGGGTACTAACTGCTCGTCCGCAAGCATGTTGCACAGCTTTCCCCCCGATTCAATTACTCATCGTCCCAGTCGGACACGATGTCAGCGAGCTTGCCTTTCTTGGCAGGCACAGCAGACGGCTTAGAAGATTCCTTACGGACTTCTGGTTCGGCATCTTCCTCTACCTCGACAGGCTTGGCTTTCGCCTTGACAGCTTTCGGTGCGGGTGCTTCGGCTTCTTCCACTTCAACAGCCGCAGGGCGCTTGCCTTCGATGGCTAACTTAGGTGTAGGCTTCACACCATCAGCGGCGGCAACAGTCATCACAACTGCACGCTTGGCTTCATCGCTTTCGCCTTGCGTCTTAACGATTGCGTACTCCTCGTCAGTCAGCCAACGGCTAGGCGCGAAGTGCAACTTGGGCGCTTCTGCTTTCGTGTCGAACTTCATGCGAGTCACAATCATCTCGGGGCTGATGGGAGGGTTCTGCATAGCCAAGTTGCGAGCGAAGGCTTGCAATGGACGCTTGTCTCCGTCTTCCTTACCGAACACCGAAGTGGCTGGCAAAGTCAACTGCAGTATGTCGCCTTCGATGTTGTTCTCAAGCACCACAGCCAAGCGTTGTTGGTAGCGGCAGGCGCGGCTATTGCCTTGGCCTGAACCTGCGATGTTCTGAGGGCACGACATGCAGGTAGTAGATTGCTTGTTCTCAGCGGATGCTTCAGGACGCTCACCATCGTTGCTCCAGCAGTCAGGGCCAGTGATGTTGTCACCGTCATAAGACTTAGCGTAGAAAATGCGGCTGACCTTGGGTGCAGCCCTAACGATGATGACGTCCAAGAAGCGCTCGTCAATAGAAGCGATCTCTTTGCCACCGGCCAGTAAACGGAACACACCACCTTTGATGGAGATGCGCTTGCTACTGGTGCCTACACCGCCACCCGTCAGGGCTTTGGCTGTCTCAGATAACTCGTTGTTGCGTGCGAATGAGGGAACATTGGAAGGGTTAAATAGTGCGATATTAGTCATGATAAGTTTACTTGGTTGGTTTAGTTACGCGAATCTCAAACTCCGTTATAGAGTTCAAGCCCGGCGGGAGAGAGCCCGGGTTCTCTTCGAGGTACCGTGCCATGTTGGTTTGCGCGATGCGTTTCTCCAGCAAGTCCACGACTTCATTCTCAAGAATAAACTTTTTGAATGAGTCC